CTAAGGGCGAGCGTTTTTTGTTTTCATTTCTAACGCGTTGTTTTCGCTTGCGTTTTCCGGGTCGGTGCCTTCAATATCGATTTTGTGCTTATTTTGGGATGTTTTCCCGCCACCGTTCCCAAATACGCTATCGATCACCGCGTGTCCTTCGTCGGCCTTTGCGTAGGTATCCATCATCACTTTTGGGCTTGCCCATCCGCCAAGTTTTGCCGCTGTAACGACGTCCACGCCCCTTTTTACAACTAGCTCTGTCGCAAATGAGACACGTCCGGATGAGTGCGGTGGAGCGTATGCGATGCCAGCTCGGTCACAAGTTGCTTTCCATCCGTTGTAGACGGCGTGTCGGCTTGCATATCCAAATAGGCCGTTTATCTTGCGCTTATTCTTCCTGTGCCGAACAGGAGGTGCCTCCATTAGCTCCGCAATCATGTCGGCGAGCGGCTGAGATATTCGGGTTACGCGGGGTTTGGTCTTTGTCTTCGTGAGCGCGACTGTGCGATCTGCCAAATTGACATCCTCTGGCTTCACTCGGACAGCCTCGCTAATTCGTGCGGCCGTCTCATACATGAACCGGGCCATTACCGCCATGTGTCGAGATATTGCGTGCGCGGCAAACTTCTCGTGCCATTCCCCGTCGACGGCCGACTTTTTCTTTACGTCCTTCACCTCGAATTTTTCGATTTTGATCTGCCTGCCGTCCTGCGCCTGGTACGCATGATTTATCACCGACTGAACAGGGGTTATGACTTGCCTGTTGAGAGTTGAGGGGAGTGCATCAGGGTAAAGGTCACGCGCATGGGATCGCACCCATGCCGGTTTCATATCTGATACCTTTAGATGCCCCCACTCCTTCGCAATTTTATCTAGGAAGCGCGGAGACTTACCGTCCGCCTCATAGGCGATGATCGCCTCAACCAGTTTTAATTCGGCATCGTACCCTCGAAGGTTGGCGACCTTTATCCGTGCGATGAAGGCGTCAGCTTCCTCTTGCGCCTGCTTTTTTGAAGTAAGGCCAGTGCTTCGTTTCCGCTGCTTACCTTTAGCATCGGTGTAGTAGTGGTAGTAGACTTTTCCTCGTTTAAAGGGCGTTGCCATTTCCTGTTTTCCTCTTGGAGAAGCGCAGGTATATCGCGCGATGATATCATCGGAGATCTGCCGATCTTTAGCGACACCCCGATTCGTTTCGACTTCTCCCACACGGTTCTTGCCGTAACCAAAACTCCGGTGGACGCCGTTATTCGTGCCGCCACCTGCTCCGGCGTCAACAGTGTTTCCAGGACTGCGTCCGGCGGCTCGTTGTCGTTATCGGCGGTTCTGGTCATGGCTCACCCATGAGGTTCGGAGATTTTATCAATATCGCCTGTGTGCAGCACGGCGATCGCTTGAAAGAGATAGTTATATCCAGACCGAGAGATACCGACTGCACGACATCAGATATTGCCTCGCCTCCTTCCTCTACCACGCGAACCGCGTCGACGGCGCGAGTGCTAACGATAGTCGCATAAAGAAGTCGGGATGCGTCCAAAGGAGTCATCTCCGTTTGGCCACGACCACGTCGAGACCGCGTGCGCAGGCCAGCCTCAGCTAATAGCCTGTCAATGACGGTCACGGTTTCATGCGGCGTTCCAGTGACCTCAGAAACGCGCGCGACTAGTTCTTTGCATCCGACCATCACCGCTCCTCCGATTGCAGGGCGCTGATCTTCGCTGCGATATCTCGGGCTGCATCCTGATGGCCATATAGGCGTTGAATGTTCCCTGGGCGGAGCGAGCACTTCCAGTCCATGGCGACTTGCGCAGCCTCCTCCAGCGCCTTCGCCCTTGCCTCCCTCTCGCGCTTCTCTGCTTCGGATAGGAGTTGGCGAAGGCGCGTGATTTCAGCCTCCAGCGTTTCACGGTTCCATTCGGCGGTGCGCGCAAGCTCTGCTTCCACATTGCGCTCAAAATCGTCGTCAAGGATCATTCGCCGCCCTCCTGCTTCATTAGCGTTCGGAGGCTGGCCAGTTCTATCCGCGCATGATTTTGGACATCATCAAGTGTCATCTCGATATCTTCCCCCATGAGAAGAGGGTCGTCGGTGAGGCTTTCGATAAAGGCCACGGCCTTATTCAAAGCCACGCCCGTTTCACCGGGGTATGCCGGACGCCTATTCCACTTTTCCTTTGCCTCCGCCAAAGAAGAGCAGATAATCTCGGCGTGACCGTGAGGACAATTGACACGAGCGCGCTGGAACGGTTCCCCGTGAAGTTGGCAATACTCTACCTTCATCAGGCCGTGTACTGGATGTGAGCCACAGAACGGGCAGGGTTTAAGTTTTTCCTTCGCCACGTCTCAGCCCTCCTGCTTTGCGGGTGCTGCGGCGTAGAGCTTCGTTCCGTATGGGTATTTCTGGATATCGACCAACGGGATTAACTCGCGCTCTCCAAAAGCTTCCGGATCACCGTACTTCGAGACAATCTCCGCAACCGCCACGTCCTGCAGCTGTGCGGAGAGGGCGAACGACCCGAAGCGCTCCTTGATGCGCTTGACGATATACGGTCCCGACAGGGCTTGGGCATCTGTCAGGTGCGTGAAATCCGCCAGCACGTGATCCTGCAAAGCCTTCACGGCCACGGATGGCGCGGGATGGGTGAAGTCCCCTTGCAATGGTTTCTTGTTATAACCCATGCCGCCAAGAGCAAAGTTTCGGTCTTTGCAGTATTCTTTCGCAGAATTTTCTGTTGCGAATATTACCCCGTCATAACACACAAACACATTAAGATTGGCGCTCACCGGCTCCGCAGCGGACAGGGCGGCTTCGAGGGCGGCAAGTGCGGCATGGGCGCGACGGACATGTCCGAATGTCATTGGCAACGGGCCTTCAGTTGTCCAGCCGACGCTGTCCTCGTCAGCGTCCTCCATCTTCAACGCGCCAGTTTCCTCAGCAACAATGCTGAGGATGGAGCGCAAATCGGCAATGTTCTCAGCGGCGGCCATCATCTTCTCCTCCCATTGTCATTCGCCGCGACGAGCTCACGCAGCTTGGAGGCGATGACGCGATTGCGGCTGTCCTTCCTGCGCTCGTGCCACTTGGCGACTGCGACGAGAACGGCCGTCGGTGCGGTTCCGGATGAAAGGTTGGCTGCGATCTCGAGTCCGTCGCCGGCGTATGGGGCAGGGGTGTAGGTGTTGTCGCGTCTTCTCGACATTTTTGTCTCCTCGGATGTGGTGAAAAGGGTAGTGAGCGCCGGTAAGCGCTCAGTAGTTTTCTGCTTCTTCTTTGGTGATGAAGAAGTGAATGCCCGGTGCGCACTCTTCCTGCCAGTTTTCGTCGAAGCTGTCAGGCGTGACGCGTTCGCCGGTGCGGTAGACGGTTACGCCGTCATGACTGCTGACCGCTTGCTCGGCGCCGATTATCTCGATCACGTCAGCAAACTCCGCGCGGCACTTACGTCCGAACGCGTGGCTGCGACGGGCTTCTTCAGGAATGCGAAGTTTGACGATAATGCCATCGCGGCATTTCTTCCACCCGATCAGGCTCCCTGCTGGCAGGATGCGAGTTTGCGCAATGACCAAATCAGCGTACTTCGCATCTTTCAGGTCGGCGCCGTAGAGGTCGGCGCCGTAGAGGTCGGCGCCGTAGAGGTTGGCGCCGTAGAGGTTGGCGCTGCGGAGGTTGGCGCCGTAGAGGTTGGCGCTGCGGAGGTCGGCGCCGTAGAGGTCGGCGCCGTAGAGGTTGGCGCTGCGGAGGTCGGCGCTGCGGAGGTCGGCGCCGTAGAGGTTGGCGCCGTAGAGGTTGGCGCCGTAGAGGTTGGCGCTGCGGAGGTCGGCGCCGTAGAGGTTGGCGCCGTAGAGGTTGGCGCCGTAGAGGTTGGCGCTCTCCTTCACGGCCACCTTGACGGCCATGCCGAGTTTCACTGACGGCAAATCGTCTGCCTTGCAGTCGATTTCGGTAGAAAACTGCACTTCTCCGCTGAATCTGTTCAGAATGTCGAATTTCATTTATTTGATCTCCTCAAGTGGTGTGGTGGTTGGTGGTGTCAGTAAGCCCAGATCAGCACTGCGGCGATGAAGAGAGACAGAGCCAGAAAGCTAGCTATGTCCTTCAACAGGTCGACGTGTTCTTCGGTGATAATTTGCTGGACGGTCGGCTTCTCGACGGCCGCGCTCATTCGCCGGCCTCAAGTGCCTCGACGCGGCCGACGCGAACGAACACTTCAAAGGTGCCGCCATACTCTTTGTGGAGGCGTGCGGCTTCAACCAGCGCTGAATCGTAGGAGGGATGCTCAAAGGGCCACATGCAGGGACGAATGCGTCCAGTGCTGTCACCGCGGCGGAATACGAAGTGGCCACCGCCGACTTCCTCGCCGTTGCGCGGCTTCTTGGGGAAGCGGCGCACGTATTCATATTTCGTCTTGGGCTTGCCGTGCTTCTTGGCCTTGTGGTCCGGGCGCTTCATTGGCTCGTCGGACTGGGCAACAGCGCCGTGTGCGGCAACGGCGATATCGTCGAACTCTTCGGGACGCGGTCTGTACATGGTGTATCTCCTCTTGTGGTGGCCAGCTTGGTTTGCTGGGGTACAAGAGGAGATATAGAACGATACCGGTGCGTCGTCAACCGTTAAAACGGTAAACCGTTATTTCTGTGCGTAGTCGATTTTGTGGATCGAGACGACGTCGTCGCGCGGGTATTTGATTTCCATCGGGGGATTGAACTGGCACACGACCAGAAAGCTTGGCTCCCACCGCACAAACTCTTTGATAAAACCGCGAGGAACGCCATCCTCTTCGTTCGGCGCCAGCTGCACGATAACGTCATCGCCGCGCGCGATCGGCTTTGGCGGATTGGTCCATACCGTCTCGCCTGGCTTGTAACGCGGATACATGCTCTCGCCGTCTACATAAGATGCATATGCCTCGGCGACGCCCGCTAGGTGAGGCGGCCTCCATTCCCAGCCCATGATCTGCCCGTTAAACTCAAACTCACCGTCCGACCCTCCTTTTGACCTGCCTAGAACAGGCACGTCACGCTCCCCGGACGGCGGCTTGGGAGCGGCAATGATACTACCGGTACTAATGACAGGGGCAGTTGCCTGACGCAACGCGGGAATCATGCGCTCGGTCTTTTCCGACTCGGTCGTCGCCTCAGCCATAAGGTCGAGAAACTCCGATTCGCGCAGCCCAAGAGACCCGGCAAGCTTCTGCCAGTTGCGCATCATAGATATCTTACCCTTCTCCCAATCGGAGACGGTTGTCTGTTGCGCACCAAAAAGGTTGCCGAACGCCTTCTGCGTTAAGCCCATTTCCTTGCGCTTAGACCTTATGATGTCGCTCAACTTTGCCATGCGCACCGGTATAACGGAAAAATATCAAAAAATAAAACCGGTTTAGAGTTGACACTAAACCGGTAAAACGGTAGAACCAAAATCAACAGCGGCCAAACAAGAAGCCGACAGGGCAACAGACCCCAAGACGAACCTGCAGCATGAAAGGGAATGCGCATGCTTAAGGATTGCGAAAGAAGACGATAGACGACCCAAGCGCGGATCGGCATGAGCGCCATGACGGCGAGAAGAAGATGGGAGCATGAAGCTCCCGACCGCAGAAGAAGATGGCGGCCAGTGACCGGGCCGCCATAGGTGGCCCGTTACCAGAGTGCTCTGCGGAGCGCTGTGGTAACGAGTTAGGGAAGGGTGGCCTATAGTCCCGCGAAAACCAGGCTGGAAGCGCCACCCTTCCCGAATGAATGCAAACGGTGCGGCCATAAACCAGTGGCAAACCTTGTAAAAGAAGCCGCGCCGTTTGCTGAGAATTTGTGAGTGTGAGGCCAGCCGGCGACCGAAAACCAATGACGTCTTGCCAAGCACTCACAATACCAATCCGCCTCGGCGGGCTTGCCATCGCGACGACCTCCAGCGACGTGAAGGCAAGCGAAGATGCAAGGAGGGGCCGCCCGGCACTCGGAAACCACAATTGAGCCGCCCAACCTTGCACGCCATACGCCGAAGACGCTTTGCAGCGGCACGGCAGAAATAGTGAGTGCGGCCATAGGAACTGCGAAACCCATGAAAACGCCGCTGCGCTCACTAACCAAATTTGCAAGTAGTTGATGGCCGTTGTCTCGGTGAAATCCTGGCTGTAACCGCCTCGCCACTTGCAAAACTGAATAGACGATGTGGCCGGTGAGGCAATGAAGACCAACAGTTTTTCGCCGCGTCGTCTAACTTTTTTTGCAGAGTGCCGGCCGTAAAGGTGTCGTAACCCGATAGACCCGCGCCAACACCCTGCACACCAAATTGACTGAGTGGCCATCAAGGGCATGCAACCCAATACCCATTCGCCACCCAGTCAACCACCAAACCACCGCACGAGGAGACACCGATGAACATGCACATCGAAACCCCGCAGCCATCCAGAAGACACAGCCGAGCCAAAGGCGCGAAATCGGCAACGCCGCATGCGCTTATTCAGATGGCCGTTGACCGGCACAACGAAAAGACCAGCGCGGTTGATGCGCTCGTCGAACTTGCGGAAGGCAATGCCTCGCTCCGCAACCACCTCATCCAACTTGGCGCAAAAGCTGCCGTTGGTGAGCGCATCCGCAGCGACAACGCGAAGATTTTCCAAGACTGCCCCGACGCCAATCTTGCCGCCTCTCGACCGCTGGTCATGAAGGAGCCGCAACTCGTCAGCTCCGCCCACCGTGCGCGGATCATCAAAACGGCAGCAACTCTCCAGCTTATGGCGGTCACTCTGCCGAACGGCGTAAGGATGGCGAATGCCCGCAAGGCCGATGTAGAGAACGCCGTTGCTGTCTACCAGCCGCAAGCCCAGGATATGCTGCACAAGGCCGCGTACTATCGCGCCGTTGCGGCCAAGCTGCCCGAAGGCAAGCGCGTCGACGAAGTGTTCAACAACGACACCCTCACGTCAATTTACGAGCAGACACGAGTTTCCGCTTAAGCGGAGTGGGCGGCCTTTGAGCGCGCGCAACCCAGAGAAGCACCGCCGCCCACAACATTGGAGAAAGCAATGGCAGAGAAACCCCGACTTATCAGTCTTAATGACGTCTGTAAGATGACTTCGATGTCGCGAACAATGATCAACCGTTACCGCGCGGAAGGCAGGTTCCCTCTTGCCGTTGATCTAGGTGAACGACGAGTAGCGTTTGTCCGTGAAGAGGTTGAGGCGTGGGTGCAAGCAAAGATCGACGCCCGCAAACCTCATCAGTAGTCTTTCAGGCTGGCCGCTAACGGCTCGAACCCCGGATGTCCAATGCCAGCCTGCACCACCCCATAATCAGCGGCCACCAAACCAAACGCCGCACACCAAGAGGAGACCAACATGAACATGCAAATCAGATTCAACCCATCCCCAGAAGAACTTGCAGAAGCCCCATGGCTCGCCAACCACCAGCCACTTGCTTCTTACGACCCAGAGCCAGTCGCTGACATCGTCGGCCAGATCGTCAACCTTCATCGCCGCAGACAGGCAGCCATCCGAGCAAAGACAAAAGTCGTTCTTATGATGAAGGCGGAAGTGCGCAGCCTTTTGTGCCGCGACGCCGACTTTGAAGAAGACAAGACGACCGACCGAGTGACCGCATTCGGCAAGGCACCGCGCAAGCTTACGAAGGCAGCGCAGAAGCGCGTCGACGATGCAATTAAGTCGGCCATGAACGAGATCGACGAAGGACTGCTGCAGTCTGACGTTGCGAGCGTCATCAGCTCCTACATCGAATCTGAAAAGCTTTTTGACGCGCAGTGCGACGGCTACGCAAAGCAGATGGTCAAGCTGGTCAAGCAACTCCCCGCATACGAATTTGTGAAATCGGTGAACGGTTTCGGTGATGTTTCCTTCGCTACCATCGTCGGCGAGTGCGGAGACATCGGCACTTACAAGTCGGTAAGCGCCGTATGGAAACGCCTTGGCCTGGCCGTCATCAACGGTCGTCGACAAGGCAACCCAGGCGAGGGCGCTACAGCGCAAGACTGGGTAGACCATGGATACAATCGAGCCCGCCGATCGGTCTCGTGGAACATGCGCAGCGGCATCATCGGCAATATGGGCCTGTGGCGTCCGGATTTCGGCAGCGATCTTTCCGACGCCACGTATTACCAACGCGTTTACGCAGAGCGCGCCCGCTTCGAGGCTGAAAAGCTCGGCATGCCGGTGGAGCGCAAGGTCAACGGCAAGGGCGTCGAGAAAGAATCCTACCGCGCGCATGTCGCGACCCGCGCTCACCGCTATGTCGAAAAGCGCCTGCTGAAGAACCTGTATCTCGAATGGCGTAAGGCTGCGGCCTGACGCGGAAGGGCGGCCATAGTACGGACGTAACCCGCGCCCCTTCTGCCGCCACCCAGAAACACAAAAGCCGGGGCTTAAGGATCGGCACCACCCGTATCCACCCCGGCCTTCGTACTAACGCTCGAGGAGAACTCGGCGAGAGCCAAGCCATGAACGAAGCGTATTCCATATCCGACACCACATCGGACAGCCAATCTCCTACACAAATTTGTAGGATTTGTCAATCGGCATGTCGGGTTACCAGCCTGCTATGCTGTAACTACCCGCTCCGAAAGGACGATGACATGAACAGCTTCCACGTTTTTTACTTCAAGCTGCGATCCATCATAGCGGCCAAGCTGAACGGCCCCGTTGTTCATTCCTTCGAATCGCCCGATCCAGGCAAATCCGCCAGAATGGGCCAGAACGTCGTCACCGACGATGGGCCAGCGCGAAGGGTCGAGCCAAGCTTTCACGCCGACGTGGAAGACTGGCTCCATCACTTTCGTGTCGATGATGATCGCGTACCTGCCTTCAGGAATACGTTTGCGGCCGTCGTTGATGGGCTCGAATTTGAACTTGCCAACCTTACGGTCGGAGATCTTGCCGTACGTGCGGGCAACCGTAATCGGCGTGACGGACGGGGCGGTTTCGGCCGCCTCGCGAGCCATCTCCGCCACATCATCTTCGGAGACGCCGAGGAAGGCGGCAATCGCCGGGAATTGTCTTGGTCTCGGTATGACGCCAGCTTTCCAAGTGCTGAAGGTTTGCTGAGGCACGCCTAGTTCTTCGTAGACAGCGCGATCCTTTACGGCTCTCCGCTTCTGTTCCTTCAGTATCGATTGCAGGAGGCGCGACTTAACTTCAGGCATGCATCCACCTTGGTGAAATCTTGACAAATTTGTAAAATTAGTTTAGTTTCATAACCCTGCTGCTTTGTCAACCACCAAGCGGCCACCACCCAGAGGAGACGACATGACGATTATCACCAGCACGATGCTGGCGGATATGCACGCGCGCCGTGAAAACGGTGAGAGCGTCGCAGATATCGCCGCCAGATACAACGTCAAGCCAATGGCCGCATACCAGCGGCTTCGGCGCACATACGGCTTGCACAAGCAGCGCGCCTTCATCCCAGCCAATGACAACAATCCCGACCGCACGACGCACCTGGCACCGCACAACGGCGGATGCTCCACGCTTTCCGGCCTTATGCCGGTTTCGCTCCCGCGCGTTCTTGCCGCCGCAAACGACAATGCTCCGGCTTTGGAAGACGATCTGTCGGCGGGGCAGGCGGTCAACGACTACGCACTGCGTAGTGAGCGGGTGGCGGCATGAGCTGCGACTGCGAATTCTTCAATTTCGGCGATCCGGTCCGCAACAGACAAAACCCTCACCTCACTGGCGTCGTCATCGGCGATCGCAACTGGGGCAGCGAGTATCAGGTGCGCCTTGCTGACGGCGCCTCGACGATCTGGTGGCACGGCTTCGAGATCGAACACGATCCTGATGGCGAGCCGCCGGCAAAACAGGACGACGACACCAATGTCGTCAAGGTCGACTTCACACAACGGCGCGCGATGACCGCCGAAACAACAACGGAAGGAGCAGCGTGATGGGGAAGCTTAAGAAGGGTGACGAAGTTAGACTGATCAAGTCTGAGGATTACAACGGGCACGGTCTGTTCGGGAAGACCGGAGAGATCGGCACGGTCATCCGTTACGACAGGATCGACGACACGTACAGCGTTGATTTCAGTGAATCTGGACAATGGTTGGCGAAGGCCTCGAACCTCGAGCCTTCTGCCGCCACCATCAAAATCGAGGCAGGCAAGTTCTATAGGACGCGCGACGGCCGCAAGGTCGGGCCGGCCTTTATTGTTGGCAGCTGCGCAATATTCGGCAACGGCAGCAATTATGCCAGCGCGGTATGGGCAGACGATGGTCGCTCATCTCATCGAGACGACAAGTTGAGCCTGAAAGACAACGACATCATCGCCGAATGGATCGAAGAGCCTGTCGCGAAGCCCAGCAACGACAACGCGCAGCCCAAGTTCAAAGTTGGTGACCTTATTCGCCACAAGACCCTCAAGCTTGAGGGCGTCGTGAAAGAGGTTGTCGACCAGCGCACAGTTCGCACGCACTGGACGAAAGAGGGCTGGGGTGCGACAGATCCCATCGACAGCATCGAACTGATAACTCCACCCACCCCCACACCCACCATCGTCGCCCTAATCGAAAACGGCCAGCCGAAGCCGTCCTCAACGCCACACGTCCATGCTTCCACCGTCGCAGCCGAGAAGGAAGCCAAGCGTCTGGCGGCGAAACACAAGGGCCAGCAGTTCGGCGTGTTCACGCTGACGACGACGCATCACGAGCCAAAGCCGGTCTATGACCACAAGTGGCAGAACATGGCTGCGATGGGCCTAAAGATCGATGCGATCAAGGAGTTGCGCGCGGTCGCTGGCATTGACCTGTTGACCGCAAAGCGCGCTGTCGAAGCTTTCGACGCCGCAGCCTAACCACCAAAGCGGCTGGCCACCAACCAGCCGCACTTCACCACAACGAGGAGAATATGATGAGACAGGCGCACCTTGCGCATCAGACCGGGCTTACGCGCACCGGCAAAATCAACATGCTCAATCGCAAGCCTTACCGCACCGCTGCGCAGAAGGCCGAGGCGCGACGCGCGGCACGCAAGTTCGAAGGAACGTGGGTGAGCGGCTCACCTGTGAGCTATCATCGGGCTGCGAAGGCGAGGGTAGAGGGATGACGGGTTCCGCAATGAACTGGCCGGCCTTCTGGGTAGGATTCTCTGACGGCCTAGTGCTCGCTGCCATTTGGATCGCAATCATCGTGTGGCTCGCCTTCCTGCCGACGGTTGGCCTGCTGTACTTCGCGGGGCTCCTAGCATGACCAACCCTCAATCCCCCTGGTACACCGAATCCATTACGCCGCCCATCGACTACGTGCCGGTTACACCAACGCCGCGCAAGTACGTCCTTCGCGGCCTGAAGCGCGGTGCATTCTCCGCCCTGACAGCGGTAGTGGCCATTGGCCTCATCATGCTGTTCCCGTTGGCGATCGTGGCAATCGCCGTCCTTGGAGCATTCTGGTGGCTGTTTTGCCGTCTGTTCGCGCGCTGATCGCTCATTGGCGGTGGCTGATCGTCTTTGCAGCCGCTGCCTACATCGTCGCCATCATTCTCACCACACACCACTGAGGAGGCTTAATGTCAGTCTTTGACAAGCTGAGATCGAGCAAGCGCAAAACGCCACCCGTCCTCGCCGTCTACGGCATCGGCGGCGTCGGCAAGACCACGCTTGCAGGGGAGTTCCCCAATCCGATCTACCTGCACACCGTCGGCGAGGAAACGCCAGTCGATCTAGACGTTCCGTCGATCGAAATCGAAAATTTCAACGAGATGATGGATGCTTTCGAGCATCTTCTGACCGAGGAGCACGATTTCAAGACTGCCATCATCGACAGCTTGGATGCGTTCGAAAAGATGGTGTGGACTTTCACCTGCGCACGCATGGGCTGGGACACCATCGACAGCAACGACAAGGGCTCTCCTACCGCGTTTGGTAAAGGCTACCTTGAGGCCGACAACGACTGGCTGGAATACATGTCTGCTATTCGCGCATTGTCTCGTGCAGGTGTCCACGTCGTCCAGATCCTGCACAGCAAGGTCAAGTCGTTCAACGATCCTCTCGTCGACGCGTATGACCGCTATCGGCCAAAGTTGCAGGACCGCGCCACCGACATCATTATGGAAAAGAGCGATGCCCTCCTCTTTATGAGCAAGCGCACGTCGGTCAAGCAGGTCGACAAGGGCTTTGGCAAAAAGGAAGCCAAGGCCGAGGGTATGTCAGGCTCAGAGCGCGTCATCTACACCGACGAGCGGGCAGGTTTCTTGGCGAAGAACCGTCTCAACATGCCGCCGTCCATTCCGTTTAAGAAGGGCAAAGGCTTCGCCGAGCTCTCGAAATACTTTTACACGGCGCACGCGCCAGTCGAGGAAGAGGAGTCGGCGTGACCATGTTCCGCGGTGAATCGTGGTTCGCGTGGCATCCGGTAAAGGCACGCACACGGTCAGGCCAACTAATCTGGGTCTGGCTCATTCATGTCTGGCGTGACCACGCATCGACGCAATTCGGTAGCGGGCCTTTCCGCTACTACCTTCGCTAACCACCACTACCACCACACCACAAGGAGACTACGCATGGCAGGACTTGGTCAAAGATTTGATGCGACCGCACACGACACACAGCAGAACGACTACGCCGAACTTCCAAACGGCATTTACAAGCTGGAAATCGAGGCCAGCGACGTCGGCCCGACGAAGGCAGGCAACGGCACCATCCTCAAGACGACGATGGTGGTCATCGAGCCTGAAAGCCTAAAGGGCCGCAAGCTCTTCACGACCTACAATCTCGAGAACTCCAACCCGCAAGCCCAGGAGATCGGGCAGAAGCAGTTCGCCAGCCTTTGCCGTGCCGTTGGCGTGTCTTCGATCGAGGACAGCGAAGAGCTTCACTTCCTGGCGTTCACTGCCAAGATCGGCCTTGGTAAGGCGCAGAACGGCTACCCGGCGCGCGCCGAGATCAAACGCTATTTCTTCGAAGACGAAGGCAATGTTCCCGCGCCAGAGATCGACGCCAACCAGCCTGCGCCTCAGCCATCCGCCGCCAATGACAACCGCCGAACTGCCGCCAGCAACGACAACAAGCCTGCCGCTGTGGCTGCTGGCACGACGCGCCGGCCCTGGGGAAGCAAATAACCACCAACGCGGGCTGCCTCACCAGCGGCCCGCTAATTCACCACGTTTGAGGAGATTTGCATGAGCAGTTACAAGGCGGAAGCCAGAAAGATCACGGAGAAATGCTACCCGATCCCCGGCGCATTCGCGGCCGGCGGAGCGGTGACAAGCGTGTTCACCAATCGAGATATCAACGACGTTGATGTCTACTTCAAGAGCCGCGAGGCCTTCGAATATGCAGTCGCAGACGCTTACGAAAATGGTTTCTGGTGCGTCTCAACGACAAAGCGTGCCGTGACGTTTGCAGAAAGCGGCGGCACACCGATCCAGTTCATGCACTTCGATTTCTTCCCGACGGCGCAGGACATCTTCGACGCGTTCGACTTCACGGCCGTCATGGGTGCGCTGGATTTCGACAGTGACGAATTCTCATTCCACGACGACTTCCTGAAGCACAATTCACAGCGATTCCTGCGATTCCATTCCGGCACCCGATACCCACTGGCGTCGGCGACGCGCGTCCTCAAGTATCAGGATCGCGGCTACACGATCGGCAAGGGCGATATCCTCAAGATCGTGTTGGCAGGACGTAAGGTGAAGATCGACACGTGGGAGGAGCTGAAAGACCAGATCGGCGGCGCTTATGGCGAGAAGGTTGTTCTCGGCACGGAAGGCACGCCTTTCTCTCTCGATGCGGCAATATCTGCCCTGACCGTCGATGATGAAGGCAAGGAATCGTGGGTGGCAAACGACAACGAAGAGCAGCCAGGCAGCGCGATCGGTTTGTTCAAGAAGATCGCTGGGTTGAAGGGCGAGCAGTTCGACGAGAGCCGGTACGATGAAGGCGAGGATGGTCTCGGCTATCCAATCGGCTACGAGCCGCCGAAGCGTCAACCGGCCCCTTGGGCAGCCTAACCCGCCTGCCGCTCGCCACGGCTGGCACCACCACACATCGCGCGGGACAACCCGCGATCAGAGGAGACACCCATGCACCTTGTCATCCACAAGGAAGACCTCACGCGTGCGCTTGCCGCCACGACGAAGGTCGTCGAAGCAAGATCCACCATTTCCATCCTGTCGAGTGTCCAGCTTGCTGCCGCAGGCGACGGGCTTGCGATAACGGCCACCGACCTCGACATCAGCGCCACCGCAGGCGTTCCTGCAGAGGTGACCAAGCCCGGCAATATCTGCGTTAGCGCCAAGCTGATCAACGACATCGCGCGCAAGGCGACCGGCGACATCACCATGACGCTCGACGACGACAAGCTGCTGGTGAAGTCCGGACGCTCGCGGTTTTCTCTTGCGACGTTGCATGCAGAAGACTTCCCAACGCTCGGCGACGACAAGTTCGACGCAGAATTCGAAATCGATCTGGCAGCGATGTTTGCGCCAGTGTCGTTTGCGATCTCGACCGAGGAGACGCGATATTATCTGAACGGCGTGTTCTTCAAGGGCGGCAGCAAGTCGGAAGCGGTTGCCACGGACGGCCATCGTCTCGGGCGTCACATCGGCCCGGAGCTGCCAGCCTTCGAAGGCGTTATTGTGCCTCGCAAGACCGTCGGCTTGCTTCCAAAGGGCAAAGTGCAGGTGGCCATAAGCCAGCAGAAAATCCGCATTGTGTCGGATGACGTGCGCATCACGTCGAAGCTGATCGACGGCACATTCCCTGATTACGAGCGCGTCATTCCGAAGGCGAACGAATGCGTTGTGACTGTCGATCGCGATGCGCTGATGAAGGCATCCGATCGCGTTTCAACGGTGTCGTCTGAGCGTGGCCGCGCCGTGAAGTTCAGCATTGCGCCCGGCAGCATCGCGCTCGCTGTTGCAGCTGGCGAGGCGTCGGCAAATGACGAAGTTGAGGCGGAATACAGCGGCGAGCCGATGGATATCGGTTTTAATGCGGCATACGTCCGCGACGTGCTCAACGTGCTGCCGTCGGGTCCGGTCAAGCTGGCCTTGCAGGATAGCGGCACGCCGGGGCTGATCACGTCCGACGGCTTTGATGGGCTTACGCTCGTTTGCATGCCTATGAGGGTCAGCTGATGGCGCTGACCAGATTGACACGAGAACTTTCGGTCAACACCGACCACGTCGCCAGCGTCCACTTGGATCGCGGATACGGCAGCACCCAACTTGTCATCACTATGCAGGACGGCACAAAGCACTTCATCAAGGACAGCTCTGGATATACCGGCGGCGATGATTGCTACGCTATCGAAAGGAAGCTGCTCGATGCGTGATATCCCAATCAGTGCAGCAAAGCGCATCGCCGACGATTATGGCTACGACCAAGTCGTCATCTATGCCCGTCGCTGCCACGACAGCCCAGAGCCGCACGGCGAGCACATGACCACCTACGGCAGGACGGTCGAGCATTGCGGCGTAGCGGCGCGAATGGGTGACGTGCTCAAGAAGTTTATGGGGTGGGGCGTCTAATGGCCCCACTACCCAAGCCAGAATCCAGCACTGTCAGAGCGATCTACCAAGCCTATGAAGCCGCAGCCTCGTCATGGGACAGCCTCGGCATATCAGTTGGCGAAGCCAACAACCCATGCGATCGCGCTCTTTGGTACGCCTTCCGATGGGCCTCACCGCTGGAAAAGCACCACGGCCGGCAGCTGCGTCTGTTCGAAACCGGCAACATTGAAGAGGACAGGCTAGTTGCCGACCTCGAGCGCATCGGCGTCGATGTCTATGGCCAGCAGGACAAGATCAGGCTGGTGCAAGGGCACGTCCGCGGCAAGTGCGACGGCAAGGCCATGGGCGTCGTCGAGGCGCCTAAGACAGAGCACCTGCTCGAATTTAAGTCTAGCAATGCCAAAGGTATGAGGCTGATAGTTAAAGACGGATGTGAGAAGGCAAAGCCGCTTCACTACGGACAATGTCAGCTGGGAATGCACGCCTTCGGCCTGTCGCGATGCCTGTATCTCGTCAGCTGTAAAGATGACGACACGCTCTATGCCGAGCGCATCGAATACGATCCGGAGTTCTGCCTGCGTCTACTGGCGCGGCTTGAACGCATCATCAATTCACCTGAGCCGCCGTCGCGCATCAATGATGCGCCTGATTGGTTCGAATGCACCTTCTGCAAGCACAAGCCTGTCTGCAAAGAGAACGCTTGGCCACGCGTCACTTGCCGGTCGTGCATCCATTCCTCACCAGAGATGGGTGGAGACGGTCATTGGTCCTGCGCGCGCTGGGCAAAGCCGATCTCGTTCGACGAGCAGAAGGAAGGCTGCCCGACGCATTTGACGATTCCGGCTCTCGTGCCTGGCGAACAGACAGATTGCGACGAGGAAGCCGAGACAATCACTTATGTGCTGCGAGACGGCACGACATGGATTGATGGCGCCACCAACGCCTGAACCACCACATGAGGAGACCACCATGCCGCTTGTAGCACGCACGCCGCTTGTCGCTGCGAATGATAATAATCCGCGCAGTCCCGCGTTCGACCGCAAGCTTCTGGCCTATGAGCCGGCTTTGCGAAGACTGGCGCGAAAGATCACCAAGAACGAAGACGCGGCCGACGAACTGTTTCAGTCGGCGATGGTCGTCATGTTGCGCCGTCATCGCGAATGCCGCCTTGAGACCTTCTGGACGTGGGCCGTCCTCTGCGTTCGGGGTACGGCGAAGGAGTTCGTTCGCACCAACTCCACCAAGTCGCGGTCCGCTGAGGTCTGCAGTCTCTCGGCGTTTGAGGAACTGCCGGGTTCCACTGATCCGCATCAGGAGGATGGCACGGACCTGTCTCGCGTTGTTTCGCTGCTGGAAGGACGCAATGGCGCGATGCTGATGCGAAGGGCGATGGGTGAGACGCTGGAGGCCATCGGCAATGACCACGGCCTCACCAAAGAGCGCGTTCGCCAAATCGTCATCAAGGAGCGGGCGAGGGTGCTTGGGCTGCTGCGGGAGGCTGGTTAGTCCAAAACGTCGAATCCTGTCGAGGCAAACGCAACTCGAACCCGCTTCGATCCATGCATGCGATAATGGACGATGAAGCCTAGTACAAAACCGCCCTGCTGGTTCTGGTCGAGAAATCTCACATTGAAAACGCTTGTGGATACTGCAGGCATATCACTCGAGAAGCGCCCAGCGAGACGGAAAGGAACGTCAAATACGTGCTCACGCTTTTTCTCGATTACTACATCGTAAAGTGCGGCAACAAGATCGCGAACTTCTTCCGCTCCACGGTGAATAAGCACCCAGTCAGGGTACTCCAACCTGATGCTTTGGACATAGAGCGGTAGCCGATTGTGGTTGACTATCTCGATGGCGACCCTGTGGCGATAGTTTTTCCCATCGTCTGGTAGCTGATAGGCGCTGAATACAGGCTCCACGTCTCCGAGAACCGCGTCCGCTTGTCTTTTGGCTTGGCGCGCCGACGAAAAAGCAAAAGCAGCCGCGAGAATTGCGGCGAGCGCAGATAACCCTGCAATCCAATCGTTTATCTCAAGGTCTGGAATCTCGTATGCTCCAACTTCGCCACTACCAAGAAGACGCAGAAAACGCTGTTTTCGACTACTGGTCAACGACTGCTGGCAATCCGCTCGTTGACCTCGCGACTGGCTGCGGCAAGTCGCTGCTCATGGCTTCGCTCATCAAGAGGCTGGTTGAAGGCTGGCCGGACATGCGCATCCTTGTCGCCACCCATGTCGCTGAGCTCATCGAGCAGAATTACCTAGAGCTGCTCGGCATTTGGCCATTTGCTCCGGCGGGGATATTCTCGGCCGGTCTTGGCCGTCGTGACGCGCGCAGCCAGATCATCTTCGCCGGCATTCAGACCGTGCACAGCAAAGCTGCGCTCATCGGGCACATCGACGTGCTGATGGTGGACGAGTGCCATCTGATCCCCGCCAACAGCAACACGATGTACGGCCGCTTCATCGCCGCCTTGCGTGCCATCAATCCGGATATGAAAATCCTGGGGCTCACTGCGACACCTTACCGGCTGGATACAGGCCGACTTGATGAAGGCGACGATCGTTTGTTCGATCAGATCGTCTATACCTACGGCATCGCCGACGGTGTTGCTGACGGCTATCTCGCGCCGCTTTCGTCAAAGGCTACTGCCACGACGTTCGATATGAAGGGCGTAGGAAGGCAGGGCGGCGACTATAAGCAATCCGCGTTGCAGGCTGCTGTGGACAAGATGGACGTCACGCGCTCCGCCGTCGATGAGATCGTCGCAAAGGGCGCCGACCGCAAGTCCTGGCTTTGCTTCTGCTCTGGTGTGGAGCACGCCGAGCACGTGCGTGATGAGATCCGTTCGCGCGGCATCTCCTGCGAGATGATTAGCGGCGAAACGCCGAAGGATGAACGCCGGCGCATTATCGAGGACTTCAAGTCCTACAAGATCCGCGCGCTGACGAATAACTCGGTGTTGACCACCGGCTTCAATCACAAGGGTGTCGACCTGATTGCTGCCCTTCGCCCGACGTTGTCAGTTTCGCTGTACGTGCAGATGATGGGCCGCGGCACTCGCGTCATATACGCGCCTGGCATGCCTCTCGGCACGCCTCAGGAGCGCATTGCGGCAATCAAGGCTGGTCCGAAACCGTCGTGCCTCGTGCTGGACTTCGCCGGTCTCGTCGACAAGCACGGGCCGGTCGACATGGTGCAGCCAAAGACGCCCAACAAGGGCGACGGCGAAGCACCAGTGAAGGTCTGCCCGTTCGACGTCGAGGACAAGAACGGACGCTTCGGCTGCGGAGAAAAGGTGCATGCTTCGGCGCGCGTCTGCTCATGCTGCGGCTACGAGTTCGACATCGATGACAGTCCGAAGATTACGGCCACGGCTGCTGATACACCGATCATGTCGACGGCAGAGCCAGAACCCCGCACGGTGACCTCGCGTACGTTCCGCCACCACCCCGGTAAAGAAGGCAAGCCCGATAGCGTGAAGGTCACGTACATGTGTGGGATGACCTCAATATCTGAATGGATCTGCCCTCAGCACCAAGGATTCCCCAAGTCGAAGGCCGACCGCTACTGGCGATCGCATGGCGGCAAGATGCCGTTTCCCAAGACAGTGCTGGAATGGCTCGAGCGGCAGCGAGAACTGCGCGACACGGCCGAGGTCATGATCGCCCCACGCGGCAAGTATTGGGACGTCAAGCAGTGGGTGCCGGCAGATAATGACAACAGACAGGCGCCGGCGAACGACAACCGTGATGAGGAAGATTGGCAGGCGCTAGTGGCGGACGATGTACCATTCTAATGAATTTTCTATATACTCAACTTGACGAAACTAATGAAAATTCCTTATATAGGTGGTGCATGGATAATGACGAATTTCGATCCATTCGTAAGCGTCTGGGACTAACCCAGTCGCAGCTAGCCGGCGTTCTGGGATATTCCAGACCTTTACAAGTCTCCGAGATAGAGCGCGAAACAAATCCAAAGCCCGTTCCTAGGGCTATCGCGTTGTTGATGAGGGCATATGACGAAGGATACCGACCGAGAGAATGGCCTCGGTAAGGTTTGCACAAAATGCGGAGAGTGGAAGTCGCTGGAGAAATTTGGCCTGCGAAAAAATAGGAAGGGAGAGCGAGTTCCATTTTCTCGATGCAAATCGTGTGAGAATGCTAGTTCTGCGAAGAAACGGTCAAAGCCAGGATACGCAGAAAAGGAGAGGCTAGCAAACAGGCTGTACGCAGCAGAGAGGCGCGCAAATGATCCTAATTATGTGGCCTCAAAGAACGAGAAGAACCGGATATATGCGGCCCGGCGGCGAGAGGATCCAGACCATCGTGAATCGATAAACCTGTTGCGCAGGGTGCTTTGGGCCACTGACGAGCAGTATCGTATTCGATCTGGCGCGCGGCTCGCATCTTGGATCAATGAAAATTACGACAGGTGGCGGTCCATTGGTGCAAATCGCAGGTCTTTAGAGCGAGGTGCCGATGGGAAATTTACGCCGGACGACATCGATCGCATCAACAAATCTCAAGAATTCAAATGCGTATACTGCGGCGCATCCACAGAAGAAGAATTTCACATCGACCATATACACCCCATATCGCGTGGCGGGACAAATTGGCCAGACAACCTGCAAATTCTCTGTCGATCATGCAATTGCAGCAAGAAAGACAAGACCCACGAAGAATTCTTAACGTACAGGTTGGCAACAGCGGAGGCTATCGCCGAAGTCTTGACAAATTTGTAAAAACAGTATAGCTTCAAACTCTACGCCACACCAATGGCGTCACCACGTTGAGGAGATAGATATGAGCTACTGGGACGACCGCGTGGACCTTTCCACGCTTGTCGGCAAGACGCTTGCCGAAGTCAGAAGATCTGGCGACGAAGAACTGTTTTTCACCACGCAAGAAGGCGAAACCTTCAAGATGTACCATTCGCAGGATTGCTGTGAGTCGGTCTACATCGAAGACATTGATGGCGACCTTGATAGTCTCGTCGGCAACCCTATCCTTGTTGCAGAGGTTGCCAGCAAAGACGCCCCAGAGGCTAGCGAAAGCGGAACGTGGACCTTCTATAAGCTGGCGACGATCAAGGGCCACGTGGACATACGTTGGTACGGCTCGTCGAACGGATACTATTCGGAATCGGTCGATTTCGTGAAGGTGTCCGCATGACCAAACCAGCCAACGACAACTATTTGGCCGCCGACGTCGCCAACCTCGAAGCGCTGTTCTCGGACATGCTCGCCGCTTATCCGGAGCTCGAAGCCGACGAAGAACTGCGCGCTGATATGCTTGAAGGCGAGACCAACTTCCACGCCGTCCTGACGCGCCTTGTGAACGGCGAACGCGACGCCGACAGCTTGGCAAAGTCAGTAGCGCTCCGCATCTCCGATCTGCAAGCGCGCAAGTCTCGCGCCGAGCGGCGCAAGGAAGCGATGCGCAGCCTGATGTTCAAGTTGCTGAAAGCCGCAGGGCTGCCACGTGTACCTCTGGCAGAGGCGACGATTTCCATCGGCAGGAAGGCTGCGTCGGTCGAGATCGTCGACGAGGCATTGTTGCCGTCAGACGTTGTGAAAATTACCACTGCGCCGGACAAAAAGGAAATCGCCGACCGTCTAAAGGCTGGCACCGATGTTCCTGGCGCTCGGATGGGTGAGGCAGGCGAGCAGTTGTCGGTTCGCGTCGCATGACCAAACCCACCTACATGATCGCCTATGGTAGCGCAGCTGTTCAGGCTGCGCGCATCATCGCCGCTAATGCAAAGGTGCGGGAAGAAACGGCGCGCGGCTACGAGTTGGCCGCGCAGTGGCATGACAAGCAGGAAAAGGCTTGCCGAGAGATTGCCAATGATATTCGCGTCGGTTCGCACGTCAACTTGAAGGCCGCCGTCGCCGCCACCCATCACGGCGCTAGTGCCGCAGGCCTTCGCAATGCGGCGGCGGCGCTTATAAGGCCCGCCGTAGCAGAATAACCCGCCGCGCCACCAACGCGGCTTCCGCTTCGGCGGGAACACCACAGTCTGAGGAGACAAAACAACGTGAGCATCACCTCGATGCACGACGGAAGAGTCGTGCTGCATCAAAAAGATTGCCGCGACGTGTTGCGCGGCCTCGCCGACAACTCGATCGACAGTGTCGTTACCGACCCGCCTTATGCGCTGGTCTCGATCCAGAAGCGTTTCGGAAAGCCAGGTTCTGCACCGGCCAAAGACGTTTATGGTCGCGGAGCAGCTGGATTTATGGGCAAGCAGTGGGACACCGGCGAAGTCGCATTCTCAGAGGAGTTCTGGGCTGAAGTCCTGCGCGTTCTCAAGCCGGGCGGCCATGTCGTCGCGTTCTCTGGCACGCGCACGTATCATCGCATGGCTGTTGCGATCGAGGATGCAGGCTTTGAGATCCGTGATCAACTGGGCTGGGTGTATGGTTCTGGCTTCCCGAAGTCGCACAACCAGCATGGCGATTGGGAGGGTTGGGGTACCGCGCTCAAGCCAGCATGGGAGCCTATTGCTCTGGCGCGCAAACCTTTGACTGGCACCGTCGCTGCTAACCTTGCTGAGTGGGGCGTGGGCGCGATCAATGTGGATGGCTGCCGGGTTGAAACCGATGAAAAACTAGGCGGTGGCGCTTATGCAGCGCAGTCTAGCGGCAGAGCGGAATCGTCTGCTTGGAAAGACGGATCTGGTTTCGAAAACGGGGCGGCGGGTGACTTTCAACAGCCAACTGGTCGCTGGCCAGCCAATATTCTCCACGACGGCAGCGACGAGGTGCTGGCGGCATTTCCTGATGCTCCCGGGCAGCAGAGAGCGGTTGGGCCGGAGCATGGAGAGAAGGAGAGCCGAGGCATTTATGGCGGTTTCGGTACTCGCGATCACTTTGCCCCACGCATTGAACTCGACAAGTCCGCAGCACGCTTCTTCTATTGTGCCAAGGCCAGCCGTGCCGACCGTGATGCAGGACTAGACCACCTGCCGAAGAAAGCCGGCGGCATGGTCTCTAATACGAGCGGGCAGCACATGACACGACGCGACGAGGGCTACAAGCCTGAACCTCGTGCCAACACCCATCCAACCGTCAAGCCGACGACCCTTATGCAGTGGCTTTGCCGCCTCATCACGCCACCCGGAGGAATCATCCTAGATCCATTCATGGGCTCTGGGAGCACGGGTAAGGCGGCTGTTCTCGAGGGCTTTCAGTTTATCGGCTGCGAGCGCGAGGACGAATACATGCCCATCGCTACGGCCCGGATTGCGTGGGCTATCGGCGCGAATAGCAAGGATGACGATCCAGCGGCAGTACCGGCAAATGACAATCGTCCTGCTGATTTGTTTTCGGAGGCAGCGTAATGGCCAAGCTCACGAAAGCTCAAGCAAAGGCCCATACGCAGGCCTGCGACCTGCTGACGAAGCCGGCTCTAACTGAAGACGACAAGGACTTCGTCCTCAAAAACTGGAACGAGGGCGCGACCCACGTCAACGGCGCTACTGGCGCTTTTTTCACACCGTACGATATGGCGTTTGATTTCACGATCGACGCCATCGGGCAAGGCGGATACGGCGGGCGGATCATCGATCTGTGCGCTGGCATTGGAATGCTGTCGTACGCTTGCTGGCACCGTAGCCACCAAAAGGCCCGCATCACCTGCGTGGAGCGCAATCCGGATTATCTCGCCGTCGGTCAGACGATTTTGCCGGAGGCGGAATGGATTCTCGCCGACGTGATGGACGTGCTGGAAATGGGGCTGGGCAGGTTTGACGTTGCGATCAGCAACCCGCCTTTCGGCAAGATCAAGCGCAACGGCGGCGCTCCTCGCTACACCGGCGCAGAGTTCGAATTCCACGTCATCGATATCGCCGCTCATCTGGCCGACACTGGTGCATTCATCGTCCCGCAGATGTCAGCGGGCTTCAACTACAGCGGACGGCCTTGCTACGAGCGCCAAAAGGACGGCAAAGCGGTAAAATTCCAGGAGCTCACCGGCCTTCACTTCGAGGCCGGCTGCGGGATCGACACGTCTTTCTATATCAATGATTGGAAGGGTGTTTCGCCCATGTGCGAGATCGTTTGCATCGAGTTTGAACGGCTGGAAGAGGTGCACGTCGTTGAGGCCGACAATGACAATGTGTCGCCGGTTCAGGCAGACTTGTTCGGGAGGGCAGCATGACCAAACTCCCAACCACCCCACGCCAGCACACGCCGACGGTCGACGCCGACCATAACCCCACCACCTGCTTTGTCTGCGGGATGCACGCCTTCGGTATTGGCGTGAACGCCAACGGTCGCGACAAAGACCCTCACTACATCTGCCGGAGGTGCGCCGTGGGCATCGACAACTACAAGAAGATCGATCGCCTCGACGATTACGAGCTGCGCGCCCTGGATGCCGGCGTGGATGCCGTCGGCGAATACATCGCCGAGCATGGCGTGACGGACCTGGCGCACTTTGACGAGCTCATGCAGCGCATGATGGTCAAGGCAGCGTGGGAGGGCTGCGCTCGGGGGCTAAGGGCGGCGTTGAGCGAGGCGCCTTTTTAGTCGCAACAGGTAATCAGCTGAAAAAATAAGTTCTGAGGAGAACACATGAAGCGCAAGATTAAGGTAGCTGACCTGCTATGCGGGGCAGGCGGATCGTCCACGGGCGCCTACAGGGCACTTAAAAAACTGGGTCTGGAAATGGACCTGGTATGCGTGAACCATTGGCCGACAGCTATCGAAACGCACACCATTAATCATCCAGAAGCCAGACACTACGTTGAGGACATTTCGACCGTTCGACCGCATCTATTGGTGCCAGAGGGATACCTTGACCTCCTTATGGCCTCGCCCACTTGCACCCATCATTCTGTGGCGAGAGGTGGCAAGCCTACCAGCGATCAGCAACGATCCGACCCTTGGCATATCATTACTTGGCTTACCGAGCTTCGTGTAAAGCGGATCATCATAGAAAACGTCTGGGAGTTCACCGGTTGGGGTCCGGTAAACATCAGAACGGGCCGACCCATTCCGAGCCGTAAGGGCGAGTACTTTCATGCTTGGATCGACACCCTCAAGCGACTTGGCTTTCATCTGGAGTGGAGAAAACTAAACGCCGCAGACTATGGTGACGCCACTACTAGGCAGCGATTCATCCTTATGGGACGCTCTGACGGTCGAAAGATTCATTGGCCGACTCCAACTCATCAAAAGCGGGACAACGTCAACGCAGATTTGTTCGGTGATAAAAAGTCTTGGCGTCCAGCTCGCGAGATCATCGACTGGGAAATCAAAGGTCGTTCAATTCTCAACCGAAAGAAGCCACTTGCAGCAAAGACGCTTGCACGCATCTATGCCGGCTCCGTCAAGTTTGGCTGGCCGGAACCGTATCTTGTCATACTCCGGAATCACATGTCAGCCCAGGACATTGATCAACCGCTACCGACAATAGCCGCCAACGGTATGCACATCGGGATCGCGGAGCCCGTAATTGTGAACATGAAGGGGCAGTCGACAGCAACAGGATCGGGCGATCCTTTACCGACGCAAACGGCTCATGCTCCTCATCTGTATGCGGCGGAACCGATCATCATGAACGGTCGAAAAGGTAACAAGGCTGAGGGAGTTTCTGAAGGCCTCATCCCTACGCTGGATACGAAAGGCGGCGTTTGGCTTGCTGAGCCATTTGTCCTGTCCCAAGCATCAGGCGGTTCACCGCGTGGCGTCAGCAATCCTATTCCCACGCAAACCACAGGCGGCAACGGCGCGTCCCACGCTCTTATTTCCCCTTATTACGGCTCCGGCTCTGGCGAAACCTGCAATACCGTAGACGACGCTCTGCCTACGATAACCAGCAAGGGGCGGTTTGGGATGGTTGTTCCAGTCACCAATAGCAACGGCGGCCCGCAGGCCCGCGACATCGATGTTGATCCAATACCCACGATGACCACGGCAAAGGGTGGGGATTTCGCTTTCATCGCGGCACAGTTCGGGGAGCGTGAAGGTCAGGCGCCGCGCGTTCACGACCTGGGCCAACCCCTGCCGGTTGGTCCGACGCTCGGGCAAGGCGTGCTGGTAGAACCTGCTCAGCAGTATGACATACTTTTCCGGATGCTGGAGCCACATGAACTTGCCGCGGCAATGGGCTTCAATACAGAAGAGTATACCTACGAATTCGCAGGTACAAAGACAGATAAAATCAAGCAGATCGGGAACGCCGTCTCGGTCGCTAAGATGGAAGCATGCGTCGGCGCCATAATGGCTGATGATGCTCCTCGTACGGTCGCCAACGACAATCGGGAGACCCCAATTGCAAACGCCGCTTGAATTAGCGCAACACTACGTCGCCCAAGGCTGGCCGGTCTTTCCATGCCGTTCGCACGCCGAGGAGCATGTCGACCAGGCAACAGGCGAGATCATTACGCTTGGCGAAAAGACGCCTTTGACGCCCAATGGCTTCAAGGGCGCGACGCGTTTTCCGCGCATCATCGAAAGATGGTGGTCGGACTGGCCGGATGCCGCCGTTGGCCTGCCGACTGGCGAGAAGACCGGCTTCTTCGCACTCGACATCGACAACAAGCCGGGCGGCGCTAATGGCTTCGACTGGCTGGCTGAGATGGAAGCCGAGCACGGACCGCTGCCCGACACGGCCCGCGTGACGAGCCCGAACGGCGGGATGCACATCTACTTCAAGTACGTCGTGGGCACGCGCAACCGCGGCGCTCTTGGCGCTGGCGTCGATATCCGGTCCGAGGGTGGCTACGTGCTGGCCGCTGGCAGCACGATGGCCAATGGGCGCTCCTACAAGTGGGAGACGGACACGCGCGAGATTGCGGACGCGCCGGCTTGGCTGCTCGACCTGCTGCTGCCGAAGTCTGCACCAGCCCATACGCAGTACAGTCTGTCTGCAGCCACCAACAACGCGTATGTCGATGCGGCCGTCGACCGTGAGCTCGCTGACCTTGCAGGCGCCCCGATGGGCACGCGCAACAATGCGCTCAACGACGCGGCGTTCTCGATCGGCACTATCGTCGGTGCCGGAGCGCTCAGCGAGGCCGAGGCGCGTGCCTTGCTTCAGGACGTTGCTCGCGGCTGGGGCAGGGACTGGTCGCGCTGCTGCAAGACCATCGAGAACGGTCTTAAGGCTGGCATCCAGAACCCGCGCCACATTCCTGAGCCCGACTTCCCGGCGCACGACAACACGCGTCTGGTGGACATTACGCGGATGATACAGCGAGGCCTTGAAAAAGGCAGGCTGCGCGAGCAGGCGGCTGCGGTAGAAGCGGATGTCGTGATGGAGGCCGTGCCGACGGAAGAGGAGTCACCCGCTGGTGATATCGGGCCCGCCAACGACAACGCGCCTCTGTCACCAATCACCGCAACCGCCTTCAAGTGGATCGACCCCAAAACACTGCCGCGCCGTGAGTTCGCGTACGGCTCTCACTTCATCCGCAAGTACGTCTCGGTCACGGTGTCACCGGGCGGACTAGGCAAGACGTCGAGCAGCATCGCCGAGGCGCTCGCCATGGTGTCGGGTAGGGCGCTGCTTGGCACCAAACCGCCCAAGCGTCTGCGCACCTGGATATTCAACGCCGAAGATCCGCGTGACGAAATGGAGCGGCGTATCATGGCTGCTTGCATACACTATAAGCTGAAGCCAGCCGACCTAGAAGGGCATCTGTTCCTCGACAGCGGCCGTGAGCAGGAGCTATGCGTTGCCATCGAAGACAAGAAGGCCGGCGTGCGCATCCAGCAGCCGATCGTCGAAGCCGTGGTTGAGCAGATCGAGCGCAATGGCATCGACGTGATGATTGTCGACCCGTTTGTGTCCACGCATGGCGTCAATGAGAACGACAACGGCGCGATCGACAAGGTGGCGAAGCTGTGGGCCCAGATTGCTGACTACACCAACTGCTCAATCGACATCGTGCACCACCTTCGCAAGGTCGCTGACCGAGAGGCGACGGTTGAAGATGCGCGTGGGGCGGTGTCACTGATAGGCGCGGCGCGTTCGGTACGAGTCCTCAACCGCATGTCAGAAGAGCAGGCAGGCGAGGCTGGCATCGATAAGGCTGACCGCTTCAGCTACTTCTACACCACCTACGGCAAGTCGAACCTGACGCCGCTTTCGCATAAGGCGGAGTGGCGCCATCTGGTGTCGACGCCGCTTGGAAACGGGACCGGCCTTGCTCAGCCGCAGGACTTTGCGCCTGTCGTGACAGAGTGGCATTGGCCGAGCGCCGAGGACGTGGCGGGAGACCTGACAGAAGACCAGCGCGCGTCCATCCTGGCGGCCGTGAGCGCGTCCGACTACAAGAAGTCACCGAAGGCCAAGAACTGGGTTGGAGGCGCTGTAGCTTACGCTGTGGGGCTGGATTTGGACGACAACGTGCAGCGCAAGCGCGCGGCCAGCCTTGTGACCGCCCTGATGCGTGAAGGTGCGCTTGTCGAGCGCGAGGAGCGGGATCCTGTGCGGCGCGAGCTAGCGGTGTTTGTGAGGGCGGCTTAGGATTTGCCGTATGTTACGAAAAATAGAGCCGCGGCCATTTTTTGGGTTGGCGGCTTTAACATTGCGGGAGGTATACTTTGAGTGGCGCTGCGTCAAATTCCGGTTGTAAAAATTTGCGTTATTCACTTTAGTGCAGTTTCACCGGTGAATCGATGTGGGGCAAATGGGAATGACATTCGAAATTGTTGATATTGATCCGGACAGGGTGTCCGACCTTTTACAAATGAGTGAGGGCCATTTCGCCGATCTTAAAAGTGCAGAAATTTTACCCTCTAAATTAACAAAAACCTTTTCTGCATTCGCCAACACCGGTGGAGGAGACGTGTATATCGGGATTGAGGAAGTAATCAGCGCCGACGGCAAAGAGCGCTTGTGGAAGGGGTTTGCCGATCAGGAGGCCTGTAACCCGATCTTTCAGGTAATGGAGTCTTTAGGGCCGCTTGCCAACAATTACACAGCGGAATTCTTTCGAGCGAAAGATCACTCGGGCCTTGTGCTTCACATAAACATTTTCAAGTCACAAGAAATCATCTCAGCTACGGATGGCAAAATTTACGTTAGACGAAACGCCCAGAGTCTCCCTCTTTCTGGGGCAGAGGCCGTTGATCGCCTAAAGTATGACAAGGGCGTTAGGTCTTTCGAGGATGAGCCCGTAAATATTGAAGTTGAAGAGATAACCAATTCGGTTGCAATCCTTGAGTTCCTGTTGGACGCAATCCCCACCGGTGAGCCACTTGAGTGGTTGACAAAGCAGAGAGTTATCACCGGTGATCGACCCACCGTGGCTGGTATACTTCTGTTCTCGGATAACCCACAGTCGATACTGCCAAAAAGATCTGCGATAAAAATACTGAGGTACCAAACAAAAAAAGAAGCGGAGAGGGACTTCTTAGCCTTTGATCCTGTAACGATCGAGGGGCCGATATACAGCTTAATATATGATGCTGTTGATCAGGTTAAGCAGATCGTTGAAGGCATGGAGAAGCTTGGAGAGGAGAAGATGGAAAAAGTCTCCTATCCGGAAGAAGCTCTCCATGAAATAGTTACCAACGCCGTACTTCACAGGGACTACAGCGTCGCATCCGACGTGCAGATCCGAATCTTCGACAATCGGGTCGAAATCGAGAGCCCCGGGCGACTTCCTGGACACGTCACTCCCGCGAACATTACAAAAACGCAGTTCGCGCGAAACGCAAAGCTTGTTCGCCTTATAAACAAGTTCAAAAACCCGCCCAACAAAGATGTCGGTGAGGGAGTAAAAACCGCCTTTGAAGCTATGGGAAAACTAAGGCTCAAACCGCCTCAAATCAGCGAGACTGATCAGTCTGTGTTGGTTGTTTTGCGGCATGAGAGCCTGGCGTCGCCAGAGCAAATGGTAATGGACTACCTAAAAGATGAACCTGAGATCACGAACCTGATCGCGCGCGAACTAACCGGCATCAAGTCAGAAAACTCAATGAAGTCTGTGTTTTATAGACTGAGAGAGCGGGGTCAACTCGAGCAGACCCCGAAGGAAAAGGGCAAGAAGCCGTCTTGGCGGAAGCCCGCGACCAGCGATGATAAGGAACCAGACGCCACCATCTGAGTTAGGACTTCCATGGCAGCGCGTTGAGCGCGTCGGCTTTATCGTCGACCACGGATGTACTGGCAGGGGCGATAGCTACAGGAAGGCTGGGGCAGCGATGCACCGGCCTTTTTTTGTTGGGTTCGGTCGCCCGGCGGTTATGGAATTTTTCAATAGAGAGAAAACATCATGACGTGCAAACATCCAGGTGAATAAGCGGGGCTTCTGTCTCTTTTTCTTTTGTAGGCGTATTGACTTACTAGGCGTATAAGCCTATATGTGTATTTACCAACACCACGCCACAAGAGGAGACTTGAATGACAATTGGTCAAACGTGTTATGTTTACGCCATTGGTATGCACGCCAGCCACCCTGGGTTCGAGAAAATAATCAAGATCGGCATAGCGAGAAACGCGGAGTCGCGCCTTAATGGTCTACAGACCGGCAACCCGTATCGCTTGCATATAAAAAAGAAATGGAAGTTCTTATCAGAAGATGACGCGAGAGATTTCGAGAGAGCTTGCCATCAGGAGTTCAGATCTGAAAATGTGATGCTTGAGTGGTTCTCCGTTACTGTAGAAATGATAGATGAACTCTACGAGGCTTTCTTCACTCGGGGTGATTTTGCCAAAGAGGTTGACGCTTTGGTCGTGGCCATGAAGCGAAGAAGGCTTGTCGAAGAAAGTGCATTTGCCGAACCTGCAGATCAATCAAGCATCACAGGAATGGTTCGACTAAAACAAGATAAGTCGTCAACAATGACCACTTCCGATGCGGCAAAATATCTAGGTAAATCAAAATCTTGGCTTGACAAAACTCGCCTTAATGGCAGCGGCCCAGTTTACCACAAGATAGGCGGAAACGTACGATACATGGTCGCTGATCTCGACGTATGGATGGAAAGAAGCAGGCGAACCGCAGTATATGACTTTGCGAACGCTGTACCTTCATGACAATGACCAACACCGAATTCCGCGCAATCCGACAGAGACTGGGCCTCACGCAGGCCCAGCTTTCGCGTGTTCTACAGTACGCCACAGCGCTCACAGTCAGCACTTATGAGCGCGAAAAGAACCCACGCCAAATACCAACGCACGTCGCTCTGCTGATGATGGCTTACGATGAAGGATATAGGCCGAAAGATTGGCCGAAGGAGGCTTAATGACTTACGCAACTATGCCGTGGCACGCCGTTAGACCTCTGGTACAGGAGGCGGTGCTTAGAAAAACGGGTGGTTTTTGCTATTATTGCGGGGTGAATTTCGGCGAGAAGTATCACATTGACCATGCGATTCCTTCGTCACGCGGCGGCTCGAACAGGCTGGAAAACCTCGTACCCTCGTGCGCACAATGCAATTCTGAAAAGAGCGATAAGACTATCGACGAGTGGCGATATCAAAAAACTATAACGCGCCTGACGGCGCAGGGCGCTGCGCCGCATTTCACCGTTAAGCAAATTTCTTGGCTCATCCATCACAACTTCAACATCTTCGATGGCGTCGATCTACACGAGTTTTGGTACGAGACCGAGGCCGCAAACGACAATCAGCAATACAACCAAGACGCATCATAAAATTCGCGTTAAAGTTTGCACGGATACCAAAATTCTATCCGTGCAGTAACTGTGCACATCCGGGCGGAGACACCCGCACAGCGCTGCCCGGTTAGTGCACGTTTAGTAGGGTATATATTTATATATACCCCTACACGTGCAACCGTGCAGGGCGGTGTGCCGCGCGCACGGTTCTCAAGATGATTTATTCGGGCAACGTGCACCGGGCAGAAGGGCGGTCCGAGTGCAACCTGATGCTCACCCAAAAATATTTCTCAAAATCCACTACCCGTTTTCGCTCCTCTCTCGGAAAGTATGTGTGTCGCCACCACGACACCGCACCACCAGGAGGCCAGTATGCAGCAAACCACCCGCATCAACGGCAAGCGCGTCGTCATCCGTACGACCGCGACAGGCAAAGTCACCGTCGCAGACGCACCCATCAAGGAAAGCGAGGGGCAGGCGGCCCAGGTTCGCGCCCTGCGGTCGCTGCCGGAGTACGGCCGCCAGTTCCTGCTTGCTGGCGACATGAACAGCGCGAAGCGCGGCCCACGTGCTCAGGCCGACGCGATCGCAACCGGCATGACGCCGGGCGAAGCTGACCTGCGGATTTACCTCAATGGCGGCGCGCTGCGGATGATCGAAAACAAGGTCGGCAAAGGCAGGCTGTCGCCGGCTCAGGTTGAGCGGCATACGTCGCTGGCGCGGCTCGGGCACCCAGTGGAGGTGGTGCGGTTCACATCCACGACAGAAGCGGCCAGCAAAGCGGTGACGCTCGTCAAAGGATGGCTGGCCGATAACGACAACACCAAGCAGCAGTAATGGCGCCTACCAAGCGCCATCACCACAGAAGGGGAGACGATATGACCAGACACGGATCACTTGCAGAGCAGCTCGCGGCGGTGCGACGCTTCGCCACCGAACCAGATCATCAGCCCGAGCCGCTACAGACCAATTGGTCTGTCGTTCCAGCGAATGACAACAACCCGGATGAAATCGAAGACCTGAAGCACGATCGCAAAAGGCTGGTTACCCCATCGGTCGCCGAGATCATGAAGAACGTGGCAACAGGCGAGGTTGAGCGCAACGAAGCGGGGCAGGTGGTACGTATCGGACGGCTGCGGTTTAGCGATGGCACTCAGACGGAGAAAGCGTACCGTCTCACCATCGACGGTGGCGTTGAGGAGTACGCGGCAAGGATGCCGGCCGGTGCCATGCTTGGATCTCGCGACAAGGTGGATGTTGCGTTAGGCGGAGACGACAATCCGCAAGAGGTCACCGACAGCAACCAATACTTCGCCGACATGCTCGACACGAAGAAGGCCAGATACCTTACCGGAAAAAAGCACAAAGGTCCGCGTGTGAGGATGACGGCGGACGAGGCGCGAGCGGAGCTAGCCAAGGCTTACGCCAACACCGACATGAGCAAGGTTACGTTCACCCGATGCCCCGATGGTCTTCCGTGTGGCTCAGCCAGGATCTCAGATAGCTTTCTGGGAATGCAAAAGACCACATGCGCTGGCGGCGGCTCAATGATGTGGCAGGACATCGTCACTGCGATGGCTGATCGCAAGGAGTGGTTCGATGCGGTTGACGAGCTGAAGGACGAAGACAGGGCGACCCTGGAAGCGGCAAGGACTGCGAGAAACATGGCTGATATCGGCTTGAAGGCTGGCCACCAAGGCAAACAAGCGGAACGGCAAGGGAAGCGCCGACTGATGGCCGCAAACGATAATCTGATGGCAGCACTGCGAAAGGCGGCTTCGTAACGTCCCTTTCCGCGATCTCGGAGAGAGTAATGTGAAGGGGTGGCGCAACGTAGTTGCGAACCCCACAACATTCCGAGCGCTATGCGTCGGACCCATCGCCATGCTGCATTCGCTGCAGCCTCTGAGCTTTGGGTAACTATCACGCCCCAACCCTCTGCTTGCAAGCTTGGCCCTGAATTGACAGGCATCCGCTGTGGACGCGCAGTGGTGGGCGGGTAACTATCACGTGGAGTAGAGCAGTATGGTAGCTCGTCAGGCTCATAACCTGAAGGCCGTGAGTTCAAATCTCACCTCCGCAACCAACTCAGCAAGGCAGGAAATTGTAACTCCTGAGAAGATTGGGGCTTTCCGGTCGTTCCTTGCTTCGCGTCCTTGGCGCAACGCGTGCATCTGCGGGTGCACGTTCCTTCCCAATCCCATGCGCGTTCTCCTCCGCTTGCATGGTGATCGTGCGGCCCGTTCCCTTTGCTGGTTGAGCGGGCCGCTTTTGCTTTCTGCTTGGTTCAGCTAGTCACCAAGGCAGACGTCGCACAGAGGGTTCTCTGGGTCGGTCGTCAGGTACGAGACAACCGGCGTGCAGCACATCAAGCATACGGTGTCGCATCGGCTTAATTCATCCTGGCGCGCCTTTTCGGCTCGGTCCGCTTCGATCTTGGCCGTTTCGTTACTGCGCCGACTAAGTTCTGCTGCAATCTCTTCTTCTGTAAAGACACCCATCTTGCTTGCCCCAGCTCAATGTCTACCCAGCATTGAACATTGCACGTCATAAGGGTGTAGTGCAATGTTCAAACCCTACGGGCGCTCAGCAGAAGCTGCACTTTACCGTCGCCTCTACAAGACGGCACGATGGGCGCGACTGCGCGAGGCTCAGCTTGCTGCCGAGCCCTTGTGTCGGTTCTGCCTGGCCATTGAGGATGTCACTGAAGCTACGGTGTGTGACCATATCGAGCCGCACAAGGGCGACGAGGCTTTGTTTTACGACCCATCGAACCTCCAATCACTTTGCGCTCCATGCCACGACAAGCTGAAGGCTCGCATCGAGCGAGGCCAGCAGGCCGTGGTCATTGGTGTCGATGGATATCCTGTCGATGTCGGTGGCTAGGGGGTGCCTCGAAAGTGGCCGACCGCCCACCGCAGGACCGGCGGGGTAACGCAATTCAAATGCAAACACAGATTTTTGCCTAGCGCGTGCGCAAGCGCGCGTGCGCGAGGGGATTCCGCATGTCTGAGAAGAAAAGCCGCGTCGACAGCGTTGATGAGGCCATAAGGATTGCTTCGGCGGCATCTGAGGATATCCAGTTTCCCGAAAACGTGCCGCTCGACGACTGTGACGTCCCGTTTTTCAAGAACGTCATCGCAGAATACGCCCGCGCCGATTGGTCGGCGCACCAGCTTGAGATTGCCGCGATGCTTGCTCGCACAATGGCCGACCTTGTGAGGGAGCAGGACATGCTCCGCACCGAAGGTTCGGTCGCAGTCACCGAGAAAGGCACGCCCGTGGCCAATCCGCGCAAGTCCGTGGTCCAGATGCACGCTTCTTCCATTCTTTCGTTCCGCCGATCGCTGGCGCTGCATGCGCGAGCCGTACAGGGCGAGGCGAGGGACGCTGCCAAGCGTCGAGACCAGGCCAAGGAGATTGAGGCGGGAGTTAGATCAGACAGCGATTTGCTTGCGTGATTGGAGCCTAATGCATGACCGGCCAAAATCTGAGTTGGCCGCCAAGTGTTTTGGAGGCGATTAAGAGCGGTCCCATCCCCGTAAGGCGGGACTGGCGCAGACTTCCGGTCGGCGAGCTTACGCGAGGTGAGAAGGTATGCCGATTTATCGAGGGTTTTTTGGTTGTCCCGGAGGGGGATCTTGTCGGCCAACCTATCAGACTTCTTGACTTCCAAGAGTGCTTTATCCTGGCGGTTTACGACAACCCTCATGGAACGGGCAGGGCGTACCTGTCGATTGCACGCAAGAATTCGAAGACGGCAACAATAGCATGTCTTCTGTTGGCTCATATCGTGGGGCCTGAGGCGTTTCCAAACAGCCGTATGATGTCGGGCGCTCGGTCGCGCAAACAAGCGGCAGAGGTCTACAATTACGCCAGCAAGATGCTTCTGCTGTCTCCTGAGCTCAACAAAAAATACAGACTTGTGCCCTCCAGCAAAACAATTGTTGGCCTGAGTAAAGCAGTAGAATACCAGGCCAGCTCTGCAGAAGCCAAGAGCGCGCACGGCGGTTCGCCACTGGTCGCTATCCTCGATGAGGTCGGCCAGATCAAAGGCCCGCACGACGACTTCGTCGAAGCGATCGTGACGTCGCAAGGCGCTTACGGCGACAAGGCAATGATCTTCGCCATCTCGACGCAAGCGGCAACTGACGGCGACTTGTTCTCGCGGTGGCTGGACGATGCCGAGACGTCACAAGCACCACGAACGGTTTCGCACCTCTACACGGCTCCTGCTGATTGCGACGTCCTCGACGAGGAAGCGTGGAAGGCCGCGAACCCTGCGCTTGGTAAGTTCAAGTCCGTTTCATCGGTTCGCGACGACGCGGAGCGCGCGGCACGAATGCCGACCGAGGAGGCCAGCTTTCGCTGGCTCCATCTCAATCAAAGGATCGATGCCAATGCTCCGTTTGTGTCGCCGGCTATTTGGCGAGCGTGCAACGCTCGAGTTGTGGACTTTGATGGTCTCCCTGTATTTGGTGGGCTCGACCTTTCTGAGGTGAGCGACCTGACTGCTCTGATGCTCATGGCGCCGAAGGAGCAGGAAGGCAAAACCATCTGGCACGTGAAGCCGACGTTCTGGCTGCCCGGCGACGGCATACGCGCGAAAGCTAAGGCCGACCGTGTGCCGTACGATGTGTGGCACAAGGATGGGCATCTCGAGGCCGCCCCAGGCAGAACCGTCGACTACGAGTTCGTTGCGCATTATCTGCGCGACCGTTTCGAAGAGATGGATATCCGCAAGATCGCGTTTGACCGCTGGAATTTCAGGCATCTGAAGCCATGGCTGCAGAAGGCCGGCTTCACGGACGATCAGCTTGAGGGCGATGATGCTGTTTTCCAGCCTTTCGGGCAGGGCTTCCAGTCGATGTCTCCGGCACTTCGCGAGCTTGAGAGCATCATCCTGAACGGCAATCTGGCCCACGGCGACCACCCGGTTCTGACGATGTGCATGATGAACGCCACCGTCAAAGCGGATCCTGCCGGCAATCGAAAGCTCGTCAAACACAATCGCGAACGCCGCATCGACGGCGCAGTCGCCTTGGCAATGGCAACGGCGATGGCCGGAACCTACGAGGGCGGCGATAGCGGCAACCTGGACGACTTCGTCAACAATATCATCTCTGTCACCTGGTGACGGGCAACCTAGTGGTGAGGCCTGATGGGCTTTTTTGAGAGATGGGTCGGAAGGCCTATCAAGCTCACCGACGGCGAGTTCTGGCGAGGCTTCTTTGGCCTTGGCACCACGTCCGGGGAGACAGTCACGATTGAGAGCGCCCTTTCGCTTGATGCGGTCTGGGCATGCGTCAACCTCGTGCAGAACGCGGCCGGCACCCTTCCTTGCATCGTTTACGGCAAGGACGGCGTGACGGTCGATAAGAACGCTCCGCTTTACGAGCTTCTGCACGACATGCCGAACATGGACGACACGGCGCCAGAGTTCTGGTCGATGGCGGCGATGTGCTTGCTGTTGGACGGCAACTTTTTCGCCGAAAAGAAGATGAACGGCGAGCGCCTGGTGGCGCTTAACCCGCTTCACCCCTTGAGCGTCGATGTGTGCCGGTCGAAAGACGGCAGGAACACGCGATACTACGAGGTGACGGAAGACGGCAAAAAGCGTCGAGTGCCCGAAGGTAAGATGTTTCACGTCCGCGGCGTGCGGCTGCCTGGCTGTGATCGCGGCATGTCGCCGATTGCCGTTGTGCGCAATACAGTCGGGAGCGCATTGGCGGGCGAGAAAGTCGCCGGCCGGATGTTCAAGAACGGCCTGCTTTCGTCGCTCATTGTCAGCTCGGATCAAATCCTGAAGCCTGAGCAGCGAAAGCAGATATCCGACACGCTGACGCAGTTCGCCGGCGCCGAGAAGGCTGGCGGGGTGACGGTATTGGAGGCCGGTTTCAAGCCGTATCCAATGTCGATCAACCCCAAGGACGCACAGTTCCTTGAGGCGAGGCAGTACAGTGTAGAGCAAATTTGCCGCATCTTCGGTGTGCCGCCCGTTATGATCGGGCACGCAGCAAACGGCACTACGACTTGGGGCAGCGGCATCGAGCAGCTGATCCTCCAATTCACCAAAACCTGCATGCGGCCGATGCTCAAGCGCATCGAAGCGGCAATTTATCGTGACTTGCTGGACGCAAAGACGAGGAAGACCACGAAGGTGAAGTTCAACATGGAAGAACTCTTGCGCGGCGACAGCACGGCGCGAGCAGAATTCCTGTCGAAGATGGTCACGAACGGCATCTACCTCGTCGATGAGGCTCGCTCTTACGAAGACAAGGCGCCAGTGGACGGCGGCAACAAGGCCATCGTGAACGGCACGATGACGCGCCTCGATACGCTCGGGAAGACCGAAACTCCGGCGCCAACGCCAGCAGCGCGCGCTGCATAAGGGAAAATCATGAAGTTTGAACACCTGATTTCGGTCTTTTTGGCCGAGCCTTGGGCTATTCAGCGCGAAAAACTGGGCGTTTTGGCTGATGTTTTGGTGGCGCGGGCCGAAGGTGAGAAGCTGTTTTCGTCCGAGTTCGCCGCCTCAATCGACGAGGCCCGAGCGAAGGAAATCGCGGAATCGACCGGCAGCGTGGCCATTATCCCGGTTTACGGGGTCTTGGCTGACAAGATGGACCTGTTTTCCGCGATGAGCGGCGGCACTTCCTATGCCGGCATCAAGAAAGCGCTGCACAAGGCGCTATCTAACGCCGACATCAAGGCTGTCGTGCTCGACATCGACAGCCCTGGCGGCACGGTTCCAGGCACCGACGAACTAGCCACCGAGATCCGCAAGCTACGTGGCGGCGAGAAGCCGATCATTGCTCAGGTCAACAGCCTGGCTGCAAGTGCGGCTTACTGGATCGCGGCGTCGACGGACGAAATCGTCGTCACGCCTTCCGGCCGCGCTGGTTCGATAGGCGTCTACACTGCACACGATGACCTATCCGCAGCTCTTGAGCAGCGCGGCATCAAGCGCACCTACATCTCTGCTGGTAAGCACAAGGTCGAAGGTAACGAAACCGAGCCGCTTGGCAAGGATGCCCTCGCACATGTGCAGGACGGCGTGAACCGCTCGTACAATCGCTTTGTCGCAGCCGTCGCTGAAGGGCGCGGCGTGACTGTCAGCAAGGTTGAGGATGGCTATGGTCAGGGGCGCGTTTTCTACGCAGAAGCGCTAATGGACCGCGGCATGGTCGACCGGATTGCGACGCTTGACGAGACTTTGGCCCGCTACGGCGCCGACGTCGAGCCTGCTCCGGTGAGGCGTATCAAGGCTGCGAACGCCGCAAAGGCTGAAGCCGCACAAACGCTGGTCGCGAAGATGACGGCTGGCGAGCAAATCACAAAACGCGAGTTTGAAAACGGCATCAGGGGACTGATGGGGTTGTCGGGCTCTGAGGCAGAGCGGGCCGCTCGGCTCTACCTCAAGGATGGTCAGGGGGCTCCTGACATCGATGCGGATGCTGCTGCTTTGGCAGCCATTGAACGGCTTATCGCCGAAGCAAAATCACCACTCATTCGATAAAAGGAGCCACTCATGGCTGATAATCAACTTGCCGATAAGATCGGCGAGCTCGGTACTTCGCTTGCGTCCATCAAGGAGCAGGTGGGCAATCTCGCAACCGACTTTACCACGAAGCTTGCCGCCAACGGCGAAGTTTCGGCGGAGCTGAAGGAAAAGACCGACAAGGCGCTGTCTGAGCTAGGCGACGTTACGACCCGCCTTGGCGACCTTGAAAAGCGTGCCGCTCGAGAAACCGAAAGCGGCGAAAATGAGCATAAGTCGCTCGGTGAGCTGGTCGTTGAATCGGTCGGATTTACCAATGGTGACCTGCAGGGCGGCGCCCGCGGTTCTATCCGTGTGAAGGCCGATCGAGCCGCGATCACCACGGCAAATACGACCGTCGGCGCAGGCCGCTCCCCTGGCACTTCGCTTGTCCCAGGTGACCGCAGGCCTGGCATCATTGCGCTTCCCGATCGTCAGCTGACGATCCGTGATCTCGTGCTTCCTGGTCAGACCTCTTCCGGCAACGTGGAGTATGTCAAGGAAACCGGCTTCACCAATAACGCAGCGCCTGTCGCAGAAGGTGCCGCGAAGCCTTATTCTGATCTGACTTACGATCTCGCGTCGGCACCTGTCCGCACGATCGCTCACCTCTTCAAGGCTTCTCGCCAGATCATGGACGACGCACCCGGTCTTCGCTCGATGATCGACGGTCGTGCGCGCTACGGTCTCCGTTTTGTCGAGGAAAACCAGCTGCTGAACGGCTCTGGCACCGGCCAGAACATTCACGGTCTCGTCCCGCAGGCGACTGCATTCAATCCGGCGTTTGCTGCCGCTGACGAAACGGGCATCGACCGTCTCCGTCTGGCTGTTCTGCAGGTCGTTCTCGCCGAGTATCCGGCAACCGCGTTCGTCCTGAACCCGATCGACTGGGCGAAGATCGAGCTGACCAAGGATGCCGGCGGCAACTACATCATCGGCAATCCGCAGGGCTCGCTTACTCCGACGCTCTGGAACCTGCCGGTCGTTTCGACGCAGGCCATGGCCGCAGGTGAATTCCTTACCGGCGCGTTCAGCTTCGCGGCTCAGATCTTCGACCGCATGGATATCGAGGTTCTGCTGTCGACCGAGAACGACAAAGACTTCGAGAACAACCTCGTGTCGATCCGCGCTGAAGAACGATTGGCGTTCGCCGTCTATCGTCCTGAGGCGTTTGTTACTGGCGATGTTGAAGGCGCGTAAGCTGGATAAAAACAGCTGAAACTCTTATCTCCTTAGAGGAGCGTAACGGCGGGATTGCAGTCTCACCGTTACGCAAACACCTGAGAACGTAAGGGTTCAAAGATGCTTGTGCCTAACGGTACCTCCGGTAATGGCACCGCTCAAAGTTTGCGCACTAAGTCATGCCCAGGTTGCAGTTCTGCTGTTTTTGGTAAAACGCTGCACGCACAATACTGCGAGGCCTGCAAAGCCTCTCGAAAGCGTGCAAAAGATGTAGAGGCATCGGAACGCAGACGGCGCAAAAATGGCGTCCCCAAGGTAAAAGGGGAGACCTTTTGTTGCCAGCTTTGCGGCTCGTATTTCGTAGCTACATCGAAAAGCCGAGCGCTTTATTGCGAGCCATGCAGGCCAGATGCAGACAGAGCCAGGGCTCGGGAAAGATCGAAATCCCGAAGCGGCGATCCGCACCGCAAGGAAAAGTTCAACGCTTGGTACAGAGACCAACGTAGGCGACCAGAAATCGCTGTATCTCGGCATATGAGCACGATGATTTCGCGAGGTTTGGCAGCAGGAAAGTCTGGCAAAAGCTGGCGTGACCTTGTCGACTACTCGCTCGAGGATCTTGTACGGCATCTTGAGCGGCAGTTTCTCCCCGGCATGTCTTGGGAAAATCGCAGTGAGTGGCACATCGATCATATCGTGCCTAAGTCGAGTTTCGAATTCAGTACAGCCGATTGCAAAGGCTTTAAGGCGGCTTGGGCGCTGACCAATCTGCGGCCACTTTGGGCGTCAGACAATGTCCGAAAGCAAGCGAAACAAATTTACCTGATCTAGGCCCCTTAAGGGGCCTTTTTCTTAGGGAGTGAACATGACCGATTTTCTGGAAGTAAAGGCGAAGCGCACGTTCGCCGTCGGCAAAGACCTGAAGACCAAAAAGAGCGATCCGTTCAAAGTCGAGGCAGGCGAGGCGAAGCAGCTTGAGGCGCAGGGTCTGGTCGACATCATCGGCGAGGCAAAGGCTGAAACCTCTGCTGAATACGACGACGCGGATGAAGCCGGTGACAAGCCGGTGATCTCCTCTGCTCGCTCGACGAAGAAGAAGGACAAACCCGATGCTGTCAACGAAGGTTCGTAAGCGCAGGGTCGCGTCCTATATCGGCGCCGGTATCGTCAACGGTATCGGCTCCCCGGTGAATTCTGTTGCACCTGCCATCACGGGCACTGCGCAGGTTGGCCAGACGCTGACGTCGACAACCGGCACATGGTCCGGCTCGCCGACTTACGCGCGGCAGTGGTTCGCTGCTGGCGTCGCGATTTCTGGCGCCACTGCGGCTACCTATGTGCCGGCCACCGGCGACGTTGGAAAGGCCATCACGGTCCGCGTCACGGCCGCGAATGACAAGGGCAGTGTGCCCGTCACAAGCGCGCCGACGTCCGCAGTAGTGGCGGCTTGATATGGCAATCGTCGATCTCGAAACCGTCAAAAAGCATCTCCGTGTCTTTCATGAAGATGAAGATGTGGAGATCGGCCTTTACCGTGATGCTGCAGAAAGCATCGTTACGCAGCATCTAGATCGCGAAGTTGTAGCCGTCGGTGAAACGCCTTCTGCTGTCGACGGCATTGCAGCAACGCCCGCGATCGTGTCGGCGATACTTCTTGTGACCGGCGATCTTTACGAGGTGCGCGAGCCCGACCCGAAGGCAACTGGCGACGCGGTCCTTCCGCGCGCAGTGCGGATGCTTCTGGCACCGTGGCGTGTCTGGCGAACAGTGGCGGACGACTATGTGGCTCCGCTTCCATGAACCGTTCGATTGGCGTCAGCCAGGCTTCACCGTCGCGTATCCGGTCGGCCTCTACAACGTCACGCGCAAGTGCGCTGCGGCTGCAATAGCGGCTAAGGCTGCTGAACCCACCAAGGATCGACCGAATGCCAAAACGCAAGAGGGTGGGCGCAGGCTCGCTGAGTGAGCGCATCGCCTTTGAGGCCGAGGTCGAGGGTGACGATGGGTATGGCGGTGTGGTGGTCGGCTTCGCTGAGCAATTCGTGGAGCCAGCCCGCCTTGAACCGCGCGCAGGATCTGAAACGGTCATAGCCAACCGCCTGCAAGGCTTGCAGCCCTTCACCATGACTGTACGCAGCAACGAACGCACGCGCACAATCACGCCAGCATGGCGGGCGCGGAATAAGCGATCTGGCGTGGTTTACGCGATCAAGGCTGCGGTCAACATCGACGAGCGCAACCAGTGGATCGAGCTGCTTGTGGTGCAGGGGGAGGCTTCGTGATTAAAGCAAAGGTTCTGGGCCGCGAGGCGCTAACGAAAAAGCTCAATCAGGTCGCTCCGCTCGCCAACAAATACGCCGCAGAAGCGAAGCTACAGATCGCTACCGAGGCCGCCGATAAAATCTCCGACCGGGCGCCGATAAGTAACAGCGCAACGGCTGGTGATTACGCCGCCTCGATACAGGGCGGCAAGATTTCTGACAGACCGACTGCGAAAGCGCTTGTCGGTGCATCGACCAGCAAGGATCCGGATGCGACTGGCGTTTTCGCTGCGTGGATTTGGCATTTTTTGGAGTTCGGCACACGGCCGCATAACGTTGCGAAGGGTGGCGGTACGGTTGCAGGCAAGAAGCAGGCGGCCGGCGCAAAGATGCACCCTGGCACGCGGGCGCAACCGCATATTTTCCCGACGTGGCGAGCATTTAGGGCAAAAGCGAAGAAGCGCATCAACGACGCCGTCTGGCGTGGCGTAAGGGAGGCCATGAAAAAGTAATGGCTAACCTAGATCTAGAACTCCAAGGTGCCATCGTTGCGAGGCTAAAGGCGCGAGCAGGTCTGACGGCGAAGGTGGCGCAAAGAATTTATGATAGACCGCCGACCAACGCACCGTTCCCATACGTCGAATACGGCGAAAGCCAAGTCATCAGGGATGACGTCGACTGTTTAAAGTCGAACCTCATCTACGTGACGATCCACGTTTGGTCGCAATACTCCGGAGGCTTCAAGGAGCTAAAGGAAATCATTCACGAGGTCGTCGAGGCTCTTGATGAAGCGCCATTAGTGCTGCCCTCACATCGATTGATATCGATCACGCGGCAAGACACCCGTCATTTCAAAGACCCGGACGAAGTCACGACCCACGGTGTCGCCGAGTTTGTCGCGCGTGTCGAGACACCGGCCTGATTGGCCATCAACTCCTACTTTTTGAGGTTTACAAATGGCCGACGGTCAACAGATTGGTCGTACGCTGCTCATCCAGATCGGTGACGGCGAAACTCCTGAAGTCTTTTCGAACCTGTGCGGTCTCACGACCCGCAGTTTCAATATGTCCGCCAATGAGGTCGACACGACCATCACGGACTGCGTTAATCCAGAGAATACGCCGCAGAAAACAGCAGAGCCGGGCATCAAGAATCGCACGTTCTCTGGTTCCGGCAAGTTCATTAAGAGCGCTTCGAACACCGCGTTCATGACGCACGTCAACGACGCGACCAAATTCAATGCCAAGGTGATCGTTCCTGGCCTGGGTACTTACACCGGCCCTTGGTTCGTTTCTGAATTCGAGTTCAGCGGCGAGATGGAGGGCAACATGGAATTCACGGCCACGTTCGTTGCTGCCGGCGTTCTGACGTTCGTTGCGGAGGTGTAATTTGGCTGATGCTGAAAAGCCGTTCCCGCTTGAAGTGAATGGCGCGCGGGGCGAAGTCGGCCTGTTCGTGGGCAAGGTGCCGCTGGTTATCGTTGCCGAGATGGGCGGTCTTGCGGCTGTGTCTTCGCGCCTTTCCTGCAAGAGCATGTCTGATCTGTTTCTTCGCCTTTCAGGCGTCGAGCCGGCCGCTACTGTGGCCGCACTCGACCTGCTTACCGTCCGCGGCGACAAAGTCGCGGCAATTGGTGCGCTGAAGCTGAAGCACTTCGGCGCCGTTGCCAAGGCGATTTCCGAGGCGCTGTCTCATCATTTTGATGAGGACGACGAGGGAAACGGGGAAGCCGCTCTAAAGGCGGCATAGAAGAACCCTTCCCTTGGCGCGATTGGCAAAAGATCGCATTCGGCGGCCTCGGCTGGACCCCAGTAATATTCTGGTCGTCAAGCTTGACCGAGTTCACCCTTGCGGTGAAGGGCAAGGCCGAAGCGAACGGAGCCAAAAAGTCCGTGGCGCCGCCGTCTGACGAAGAGATGGACGAATTGATCAAGAAGTACGGTGGTTAGGCTGGCTTCAGCTTGACCGCTGTACCCGTGGCGGCGACGAAAAGGATGCCACCGGTGCCGCCCGTAGCAAGTTGGTTGTAATCTAGGTCGACGGATATCACGGCGTCAGCTCCTACCGCGTAGGCCTCTGACCTGAGGCCATCCAAACACGCGAGACGTGCCTCCTTGAGCGAGGCTTGAGATGAATTTGCCCGACCACCAACGAAATCGCGCCAATTGTTGGCCACGTCTTTGAAAATGTTCATGCCGAGAGCAGCTTCGGACGCGACGATCGATATGACGCTATCTACTTCACGGTTGGGCACGTCAATCGAAGTCGTCATGATGATCGACTCCTTTTTGGCGTCTCCGTCGATTTTCGCGACCGCTTCTTCACAGTCAACGCAGTGGCCGTCCTTCCCGCCCAGATAATAGTCTGTCCCGCATCGTTTGCACTTGGGCATATCCATCCTTCTCGGCTCGCCATTGGCGGGCTTTTTCACGTTAGGACACCGACTTGGCCGGCAACAACAGTGATGATCTGATTATCTCAATCAGCACCGATCTTGCAACCGTAAAGCGTGCGCTAAATCGGCTGGTATCGGACGTAGGCGCGGCATCCAACGGCATTGAGAAACGTTTTGCCGCTACCGGCAAGTCGATCAACAACTCGCTCACCACCTCGATGCAGGATCGCATCAACAGCATGGTCGGCATCGGTACGACGGCAGCAAAAGAATGGAACGGGGTTCTCGCTGATCAGCAGAAAGAGCTTGATCGCCTCCGCGCCAAATACAGCCCGTTGTTCGCAACAATTTCGAATTATAAGAACGTGGTCGCCGAAATTCGGCAGGCCCATGCCGCCGGCGCAATTTCTGCCAACGAGATGGCGTCTGCGATTCAGAGAGAGCGACAGGCGGCACTTGCGTCGACCGCGGCCATTAAGGGTCGCAACGCCGCACTAAAGGCTACGGTCACTACAAGTAGCGGCAACAGCTTCAATACCGCAAACATTGCCGCCCAGTTCCAGGACATCGGCGTTACCGCAGCGATGGGGATGTCTCCCATCCAGATCGCCCTGCAGCAGGGCACCCAGCTTTCGGCCGTCCTGCAGCAGATAAAAGATAGCGGGCAGGGTGTCGGCCAAGGTCTTGCGGCTGCTTTCGCGTCGGTGATCTCTCCGTTGTCGCTGGTAACGATTGGCGTCATCGCCGCAGGCACGGCGGCATTTCAGTACTTTTCGACGATTATGAGCGAAGGCGATAAGTCCGCCGAAGTGCTCAAACAGCAGGCTGCGCTGATTGCTGCGGTCGCCGAACGCTGGGGCGATGCCGTTCCCGCTTTGCGCGACTACGCCGACCAACTGAAACGAGCGCAGGACAATGCCGATCTCACCAAGGGCGCCGACATTGTAAATACCAATACGCTCGCTGACGTCCGCCAAGAGGTCGAAAGTACGCGCGCCACCATTGCCGATCTGGTTTCGCAACTTCAGTCTGCAGGTGAAGAAGCTGACGTTATCAAGAACCTCCAGTCAGCATTCAATGACTTCGCGAAGGCTGCCGAAGAAGGCAAGGCACAGACTGAAGATGTCGACCGAGTGCAGGCCGCTCTAAGCGCGGCGATCAACAGCACTGGTATTCCTGCACTCGCTGAGTTCGCCAAATACTTCTCCACACTGTCGGCGGCAGCGCTGACTGCAGCGGATAGCGTCCAAAAGGTCAATGAGGTCACCTCTGTTGCGACCTCCAAGATCAATGATCCGAGGACGTGGCGCGGAGCAGGCCAGCAGGATTCCCAATTTGGCGCTGACGCCACAATCCAAGGAACGCAGTTTCCCCTACCGGACAACGGCCCCACACCAGAACGCCGACCGTCAGATCTGGACACTGACAAAAACAGAGGTTTCGGTGCGCCGAAGCGAGCAAGGGCTCCAAAGAAGACGGCATCTGACCGCTTCGCGGAAGACCTTCAGGCTGTCCGAGATAGGACTGAGGCGTTGCGCCAGGAAATGAACCTTATTGGCTTGTCCAACGAGGCTCAAGTTAAGCGCCGTACAGCGCTAGACCTGGAGCAAAAGGCGCTGGCAGACCTTCGCGAAGAGGCGCGCAAGAAGGGCGAAAAAGACCTCGAGAGCATCACGCTTTCGCCCGACAAGATTGCCGCAATCGAGCAGGAGTCTGCTGCATATGCTCGGCAATCTGAGGCGCTTAGGAAAGCGCAAGAGGAACAGCAGAAGCTGAATGAGTGGAACAACGTTGCGAGAGACGCAACGCGCGGCTTTATCGATGATTTAATCCATGGCGAGAGTGCCGCGGATGCATTTGCTGGCGCGCTCAGCCGCATTGCAGATGCGCTTCTGGACGATGTGCTCAATAGCATCTTCAAGGTCAACAACGCTGCTGGTGGCGGCGGTGGCGGGCTTCTGGGCGGACTGCTGAGCTTGTTCGGCGGTGGCTCACAGTGGGCTGGCATTCAATCAGGGGCGATCTCGGGAGGCCTATTCTCCGAGGGCGGCTTTACTGGTCCGGGCGGCAAATATCAGCCTGCCGGCATCGTTCACAAAGGCGAAGTCGTGTGGTCGCAAGCTGACGTGGCGCGGGCCGGTGGAGTAGGGGCAGTTGAAGCGCTCCGCAAAGGCTACGCCAACGGCGGCCCGGTCGGGATTTCGGTCCCGAGTGTGCCGAGTTTGCGATCCATGTCCGCGCAGTCGGCGGGTGTCGTCGTCAACTTCAATCCTGTCGTAGACAATCGCGGCGCATCTGTTGAAGCCGTCGCAAGACAGGAAAAGGCGTTGGCCAAAATGCAAGGCGAACTGCAGAGCCGTGTTGAAGCGGCAGTTCGGTCGGCTCAGAAGCGAAACGTGAAGTTGGGGTAGAAAGGCCTCCCGATTGGGGAGGCCTTGGCAACCTGCTTTAGGCAGCTTTCTTTGCAGCCGACGTCTTATTGATTGACGTGACGGCGAGGTTAGTCAGCTTGTTGTTCGTAGCCTTTTCCTGGTCGAGGATTTCGCTCAGTATCTTGTGCGCTTCGTCGTGGCCGAGATCCTTGGCCCATTCGCGCAGCGAACCGTAGCGGGCGATCTCGTAGTGCTCTACTGCCTGGCACGCAGCAAGAAGGCCGGCGTCTAGCGCGGTACCTTCTGCCTCTTTCATGAGACTGTCGGCTTCCTTGATCAAGCCTTCAATCGCGTCGCACTTTTCACCGGAGGCTTTCTTGCCAATGGATTTAAAGACCTGATCGAGTTTTTTGATCTGGTCCTTTGTCTCCGCGAGATGATCCTCGGCGGCCTTCTTCAATTCGGCGCTTTGGGCGGCCTTCGCTACCTTCGGCAGCGCCTTCGTAATGGCGTTCTCTGCGTAGTAGACGTCCTGCAGCGTGTGCTCGAAAATGTCTGCAAGCGATTTCATGGGATTTCCTCCGGTTGTTGATTGCGCCGGGGGAAATGCGCGGTTGCGAGCTTTGTTCCTTTGCGGCCACCCAACGGCGGAGACACAATGACAATTTCATACCCGCTCCCAACTTCGTTTTTCGACGAGTTCCCAGGCTGGTCGACCGAGTTCAGCCTGCTCTGGCGGCAAGAACAGTCGCGCACTGTCGGCGGCCAAACGGTCGTCAAGGATATGGGTTCGCCACTCTGGCAGATGACAGCGCAATCGCGCTCGATGAAGCCGAACGAACTGGATTACTGGCGCGCGCGGCTCACGAGCTTGGAAAACGGGCTCAAGACGTTCCGCGCCTTTCCGAAATCTCGCTGTTTCCCGGTGGCGTATCCGAACGGCAGTTGGCCAACCGGCGGCGCATTCGCCGGGGTGGGGCAGGTGGCAACTATCGCCGCCAATCGCAAGGCAGTTTCGCTCTCGGGCTTGCCTGCTGGCTACAAGGTCACGGTCGGCGATTACATCCAGATCGGCGACAAAGACCTGCATATGGTGATGGAGCCTGTGACGGCCGGCGCAGGCGGCGTGACAACGCAGTTTGAGGTCCGCCCGCATCTGTGGCCGGGTGTGGTGGCCCCTGTCGCCGCTACGCTGGTCAAGCCGTCCTGCATCATGGCGATCGTGCCAGGCTCGATCTCGACGACTGCTGACACGGCGACGGGTCGCGGCACAGTCACGTTTCAGGCGATTGAAGCCCGCTAAGGGGTATCATGAGAAACATATCAGCAGAAAACCTTGCTGCGCTTGAGGTGCGGCAACTGGTGGCGCGCGACTTCCTCTGGTTTGTCGCGCGCGATCGGGCAACCGGTGCGCCTGTCACTGATGGCATGTGGTCGGATGTAGGCAACGTGTCGGCCACCATCGTCCATCCGGATACAGGCTTGCCAGTCACCCGTGATTGGTACGGCTCCGGCACGCTGGTGCAGATCGATGACATTCCGCTCGTCGCCAACCTTTCGGTGCAGAACGTCAGTATCCGCCTGTCGCAGGTGAGTGAACACGTCCAGACGCTGGTGCGGCAATACGATTGCCGTCAGGCCCGCGTCGAGATTTACCGAGGACTTTTCGACCCGGACAGTCGCCAGATGGTGGCGCCTGCGGAGTGCCGCTTCGTGGGGTTTGTCGACACCATCACGATCAACACACCTTCTGAGGATGAGGAGGGTAGCGTTACGATGGTTTGCGCGAGCCATACGCAGGAAATGACGCGATCCAACCCGTCGACGCGCAGTCATGCCATGCAGGTACTGCGACAGGCCGGAGATGCATTCTACACCGATGCTGACACGTCTTCGGAGTGGGAATTCTTCTGGGGCTCGGAAAAGGGCAAGGTCGCCACGCAGCCGAAGCGGAAAAAGTTTTTAGGAATCTTCTGATGGACGTCCGCTTCGCTACCGCTGAGGACCGCGACCGCGTTGTGGCGCTCCTGCGTGAGAGCCATGAAGCCGCCGGGTTTACGTTCCCATTTCAGGCAGCCTACGCCGATCGGCTGTTTCAGCAGCATCTGGCGTCGGACAAGGCCTGCGTTCTCGTCGCAGGCAAGCCCGCACAAGGCGTCCTGATGGCCTGTGCCTTTGAACATCCCTTTGGCGCTGGTCGAATTGCCAAGGAGACGGTCTGGTACGTCACGCCAGCGGCACGCGGTCGGGGCGCGATTCAGATGCTAGACGCATATGAGACGTGGGCGCGGTCGGTCGGATGCGTCTCGGCCGGAATGGCTTCGCTGGCAACTAATGACGTCTCCAGCCTTTACGAGCGGCGCGGCTACAGCGCTGTCGAAACTCATTTCATGAAGCCGCTCTAGCGGCATTCCTTCGGCGCCATCCGCGCCCCGCGCGCAACGCGCATCCCAAGGAAAATCGATGGCTATCTTTTCTGGCATCGCGGCTGCGATCGGCGGCGCGATTTCGGCTGTCTCTGGATTTATTGGCGGCCTTGGCGCAGTCGGTGCGTTCCTGCTGAAGACCGCCGTTGGCGTTGGCCTTAGCCTTCTCGCCCAGTCTCTTGCGGGCAAGCCGAAAGACCCGACGTTCTCGATTAACGGCACACTGCAAGGCGGCGGCGATGTTCCTCGCTCATTCATAATGGGCCGCACGGCTACCGCTGGCTCTCTCGTGTTCGTCAACACCTGGGGGCAGGACGGTGACACGCCGAACGCCTATCTGACGCAGGTCATTGCGCTGTCGGACTTGCCGGTGCGTGGCCTTGCTGAAGTCTGGGTCAATGGCGAGCTGGTGACGCTCGGCGGCCTGACTGATCGCGGCTATTCGGTCAACGAGTATCCGGACAGTCTCTGGGTCAAGTTCTACGACGGCACGCAGACGACGGCGGATAGCTTCCTGTTCACGTCCGTGTCGAACGGCAACAGGTGGTGGAACCCGGATCGTATAGGGCGCGGCGTTGCTTATGCCATCGTCACCGCTCGCGTCTCGAAGAACATGTTTTCGGGCGTGCCGTCCTTCAAGTTCGTGCTCGAAGGGCTGCGCCTCTACGATATCTCGCGTGACAGCACTCAAGGCGGTGTCGGTCCGCAGCGATTTGCAGATCCAGCGACATGGGGCGGGGACGGTGACTTCCTGCCTGCAGTGCAGATCTACAATCTGCTGCGCGGCATCACCTATAACGGCCAGTGGTTCTATGGTCTCCAGAACCTTTCCTCTTCACGCCTGCCTGCCGCGGCATGGATTGCGCAGATCGAGAAGCATCGCGCCGGCACATTGGAGTCGACCGGCTGGGTGAACACCTACCGCAGCGGCGGAGAAATACAGGTCGACGCACCTCTGACCTCCGCCGTCGAAGCGTTGCTGACGGCTTGCCAGGGCAGGATTTCGGAAGTCGGTGGCGTCTACTATCTCCACTCCGGTGCACCTGACGCTCCTGTTATCGCCTTCACGGACGACGATATCCTGTCGACGGAAGAGCAGGAGTTCACGCCGTTCCTCGGACTGGCTGACACCATCAACGGGGTTTCGGCAAACTATCCCTCGCCGGCAGATGGCTGGGTCGCCAAGACAGCCCCGCCGCTCTATCGAACTGACCTTGAAGCGATCGACGGCAACCGCCGACTGATGGCTGACGTCGACCTGAACTTCGTTCCCTATCCGGAACAGGTTCAGCGCTTGATGAAATCGGCGCTTGAGGAGGCTCGGCGCTTTCGCAGGCATACTATTGTGTTGCCGCCAAAGTTCTGGGCCTACGCCACGCCGGGAACGGTGTTCTCGTGGACGTCAGAACGCAACGGCTACATCGCCAAGCTGATGCGGATCGACGGCGTTGCTGATCGTGCGAACCTCGATGTGATGATCGACATCACTGAGGTGGATCCGGCCGATTACGACTGGAGCAGCGATACCGAGTTCAAGCCGCCGGTTGACGGCCAGCTTGGCGTCATTCGTCCAACGCCACAGCCTATTGTCGACTGGTTTGCGGAACCTGCCACTGTCAAGGATAGCTCCGGTGAAGATCGGCGACCGGCTATTCGGCTGACCTGGGATAACAGCGATGGGCGCCTCGATGACGTGATCGGCATCGAATACGAGGTGAGACTACAGGCGACGCTGGAGAAGGTCTCCGAAGGCCGAACCGACCAGCCGCAGGTTGGCTCGATGCTCATCTCGCAAAGCCTCCTTCCGGCTGAAAGCTACGTTGTCCGCGGTCGATACATTCCTGGCGGCGACAGGCCGGTGTTGTGGTCCGGGTTTATTCCCGTCATCACGCCGAATATCCTGCTTTCTGATAAGGATGTGTTCGTTGATGTCGACCTTACCGGCGTTGAAGAGGCCCTCGGCTGGCTGCGAAATAGCACGCGAACAGCGCAGGATGCCATCGACGGCCTCATCGCCGCCCAGATGGAGCTGGCAACGGTCGCGTACAAAGACACGCGGAAGCTTGCCAGAGAACTGTCTGTCGAGTTGGGCGCGGCCCGCGCTGAATATCGTGAGGATATCCAGCTTGCCGTGAATGAAACCATGGCTGTCGCGGGCAAGGTCGAAACGCTAACGGCAGCACTGGGCGGCAGTTCGGCGTTCGTCAATGTCGCATGGGCTGCCATCGCTGCTCCATCAGGATACGCAGCGCGGTATGGCGTGACGGCCGCTGCCAATGACGGCGCATATCGTGCCGCGTCGTTGCTGTTGGATGTTCCCGCTAACCCCGCACTGCCAACGCGCGTGATCGTTCAGGCCGGCCAATTTGTTGTAGCGAGCGACGATGGGGCAACTATCAAGCGGCCCTTCACGGTGCAGGATGGCGTCCTCTACGCGAATGACATCAGGGCTAACACCCTTTCTGCGTTCTCGGCCGTTCTTGGCAATGTCGATATTTCGAGCGCTTACATCGGCACGCTAACTGTCGGTACGTCGAATATCGATCCCGGAGCAATCACCGCGGCTGCGTCTGATGTTCTTCCAGGAAACGGGTCTGTCGATATTACGCTCACTCACGGCGCAGGTTCTCCCCGAGTTCAGGTGGAGGTGGTCGGGAAGGTGTATTCGGGCACATCCACCGATGGTGCTTATGTGACCTTCACGCTTCGAAACGTCACTGACGCCGTCGATGTTGAAACCTTCCTGGTGTTCTCGAAAACGACGCCACCAGCCGGTGCAGCGCGCCTCCTTGGCTCTACGACGTACCTGTTCAACCCGCCAAGCGGCCGCACTCAAACCACGTTCAGGCTGACCGCAACGCCGCAGGGGGCAACCCCTGTCAATTCCACAATCGTTGCTCAAGCATTCAAGAGGTAATCCATGGCCTCCGGCAATCAGATGCAGGTCGACGCTCTCGTCGCCTTGCAGGAAGCAGAAGTGCGCGAAGAATTTCTGAAGCAGCGGACCTTGCTGCTCGGTCAGCATCTCGTGATGCAGAAGCAGGAAAACAAAACCCTCCTCGACAAGATCAACGGCCTTGAAGCCGATCTGCGCCTTGCAAAAGGCGCGGGCGATCCAGTCGATAACGGTAACGGAGCATCCGAATAATGGCTAACACCACCTGGTACGGCGACGGCACGGCAACCGTCGCTGTCGGCTCTCGCACTGTCACCGGCACGGACACCGGCTGGCTGACGGAAGTTGCTGGCCTGACCCCGATCAAGGCCGGTGACAAGTTCGGAATTCATGTTGGCCGTCCGATCGTCATCGATCAGATCATCAGCGATACGGAACTGCTGCTTGCCGATGATTGGCCCGGTCCTGCGCAGACAGATGCGCCCTACAAGGTCGAGCTGACCTCGCCAACGATTGCGGCAGTCGAGGCTATGCGCCGGCTGCTGGCTTCGTTGTCGAATGGCAACCTCGACAGCCTGTCTGAAATCTCGGTCGGCACTGACGATATTCCGATTGGTATCGGCCCGGGCGTCTTCAGCACGATCAACAAGGCGGCTCTTGTTCAGGGTGTGCAGTATGATGCATGGGTGGCGAACCTTGCGGGAAGGGCGGCTTATAATGGCGCCGCTGCTGGTTTTTCTGTCCTTGTCATCGACATTGGAGATGGCCGGTCTGCGCTCTATTTCAAGAACTCGGCAACGTCGGGCGACTGGAGCGCGCCGTCATATGTGACCGGTCCTGTCGGCCCTGCTGGTGTCAACCAGAGAGGCAACTACAGCGCAGGCACGGCCTATGCGATCCGCGATATCGTGCAGTACGGCGGCTCTACGTGGATCGCCAAGGTAGCCACAACCGGTAATGCGCCGCCGACGCTTCCGACGACCGAGAACACGCAGTGGCTACTGTTCGCGCGCTCTGGCACGGCTGGCGTGGTTGACCGCGGCACATATAGCGGCGCTACGGCCTATGAGACGAACGACATTGTTCTCAATAACGGGTCGACGTGGATCGCACTTCAGCCGGCCACGGGCAATGCGCCTCCGACCCTGCCGACCGAGAGTAATGCCTATTGGCGGCTGCTGGCCCGCAAGGGGACGGATGGAACTGGTGTAGGTGATGTGGTCGGCCCAGAAAATGCCATCGCTGGCGATTTCGTTCAGTTTTCTGGCGATACCGGTAAAGAAATCGGTACGGCACAAATGGGCTCGCCCGCTCTTGTTGGTCGAGTTTCCGCCGGGGTAGGCCCGGTTGAGCGGTTGACGGTGGCTCAAGTTCGAGCCGCCATCGGCATCCGCGACATACTGACTGAAAACCGGAACTACTATGTCCGAACAGGGGGCAATAATGCAAATGCAGGCACTGAAAACACTGATGCTGGCGCTTGGGCCACGCTGCAATACGCGTATGATTTTATTGCAAACAAGCTCGACCTGAACGGTTTTGATGTAACTATCAACATGGCGGATGGTTACCACTCGGCGTCATTAACAGTCGCTAAAAGACTGCTTGGAAACAACCGTGTCTTTATACGCGGAAATGTGGCTAATCCAGCGAACTGTTTCCTTGAAGTGACGAACAACAATTGCATCGTAAATTCTTGTCCCGGCTTCACCGTGAACGTGGGCGGAGTTAGATTTTCGGCGCTTAACGTTGGGAGTTGCTTGTTTGCAAACGGCGGGGATATTCAGCTTGGCGCAAATTGTCTCTTTGCTGGTGCTCTTGGTGGTGATCATTTTATCGCCATCAATGGTGGCACGATTTCTATAACCGCAAATTATACGGTTGCCGGCGGCTGCGTAAACCACTGGCACGCCTACGGGTTTGGTCAGGTCATCTGCCAAAATGTAACGATCACTATTTCTGCGCCAATTGGCGTTACGAGATGGTGCGGGGTGGCGACAGGCCTCCTGACTTCCACCGGATGTACGTTTACAAACAAGGCAAATGTTGCAGGAGCAACGTATCTCGTTCACAGAAACGGATGCGTAATTGTCGAAGGTGCCGGGGCGAATTACTTCCCTGGCACTGTTGCGGGAACTGCTGCAACAGGCGGGCAGTATGTTTGAATTAAGCTGCTTTTTGATTGACCGGTAGCGCTATTTGGTATGGTGGCAGCAATCGCCTGAGGAAGCGGCGCGGTGTTCGCGCCGCGCCAAGATCCAAAAAAGGAGGGCGGTAAAGATCGCTGGTTTCCTTGATCTCACAACCCGATTAGCGGCGCATCCAGAATGCCCCGCCATCGATACCCGTATGAGACACAAGTGAATCAGTGAGAATTTCTGCTGCTTCGCCTGAAATGCTTAGATGGCAGACAGGGAGCTCGATTGACCCGCCGCCCATGCCGCCGTGGATATACGCCAGCAGCAGATACTGCTCGTTATAAAAGCGATCAGACCAGCTGGGCGGATAATCGTACGGAATGAATATATCATGAATTCCGAACAATATTCCTCGCGGCAGCGCTGGAAGTATTTCTGCAAAGAATACAGTCACATCGGACCCCTGAAAGCTCCGATGGCTGTTGTCTATGAAAAGGATATCATCAGGCCCTAATCTGGTAAAAATCGAAGGATCAACGTCCTCGCATTTCTGACGAATAACTTGGTCGCATAGCTTGTCGATATCTGCGCGAGGTTGAGGGTCTATCGAGACGATCTTTGTCCTCAGCCCGTGATCTTCTATGGCCTTGCGGACAAATTTAGTAGAATTGCCTGATCCGACTTCCATGTAGATCGACGGATTATTTTTAGCGATCAGGTAATAGAGGGACGCGCCATCCAGCCCTTCAAACCAGCCGTTTGTCCAATATGGTGTGATATCCTCTGGCGACCCATGGGTCGGGATCTTCTTTAGCCATTCTGAGAGGTCATTTATTCCAGCCAAGTGAGACTGATACAAGCTACGACCCTGATCAAGAATATCTATTAGCTTCTTGCCGGCACTGCCTTTATGCAGCTCACGGCGTTCGGGTTTGTAGGTGTAGTCGAACACAACATGACCATCCAGTACGGATGACTTTGGCGCTTTCAAAACGTCGGCCAAGTTGGTGACGTTATCAATTAGAGTCGTCATGCCGTCGTTCAGCGCGACTTGCCCGTGTTCGATTGAGCGCACTGAAGTCGACATTCCGCTGATTTTGGAAATACTGTCCACGTCGATCGTAGACATATTTCGGATCGCGCGTTTCAATTGTTTCAAGCTTGGCATGGCTCCTCCCCCAACACATGCGCCGGTCGCATCAACGCCCGGTTGATTTACTGTTGTCAAGGGTTATTGCTCAGCCTGCAGACCGGCGCAAGTCAGAATCTTCTAATTAACCCCCGAAGTTTGCGCACGACTTAGCGTTGATCAATTTTTGTGATCGAGCACGCTTTCCTCGGGCGCGATCCGAAAGCAAAACAAAAGAGGCCCGACGCTCCGCCAAGCGCCAAGCCTCCGTGCCTCGGCCTGTTATGAGCGCGGCGCTTCTCCATATCTGCAAGTTTCGGCTGTATCAATAGTAGCAAAAGACCCGCGCAGCGGGGGGATGCGTGCGCGGGTCTTTAGGCCATGGAATTGGGGACATGGCGCCGTCTAAACGCGCCGACAGACCGAACGTTCCCAGCCCTACCCCTCAAAAGGAAACCAAATGCCAATCACCAAAATCTCCACACAGGGGAGGGCTTTCGTGCGCCTGCATGAGGGCAATCCGCTCACCGCCTATCTCGATCCTGTCGGGGTGCCGACTATCGGGACCGGTTTCACGATGCGCAGCGATTCCGTGCGGCGCGAGCTGGCCAAGATTGGCATCACGAAGCTCGTGCCAGGCAAGACTAAGATCACGGCCGCACAGAGCGACGCGATACTCGATGCCGTGCTTGCCGCCGAATACGTGCCCGCTGTCGTTGCCGGTTCTCCCGTCGACCGCAAGCAGCACGAGCTCGACGCGGCCACTTCTGTCACCTTCAATCTCGGCGTCGGCGCCATGAACTGGACGTGGGCCGACTACTGGCGCAGAGGCCAGATCGGGAAGGCCGCCGCTCATCTTGCCGCCAACTACAACACCGCGAAAGGCAAGAAGCTGCCGGGCCTCGTGCGCCGACGCAAGGAGGAGGCCCTGCTATTTGAGAAGGGCATCTACACCGGCGAAGCGAGCGCGACTAAGGAGGCTACCGCCGAGCCGCCCGCCCAGCCTGATCCGGTTGTGAAGGAAGCGCAGGAGCTGCTGACGGCGGCTGGCCTCAATCCCGGCGCCATCGATGGCTGGATGGGCGAGAAGACAAAGGCCGCGGTGATCGCTTATCAGAAGGCGCATCCACATTTGATAGCTGATGGTATCATCGGTCCGGCCACGCTTGCACAGCTTCGGCGCGACGCATCTGCGGCAAGGGAAGCCGTCACGAAGGGTGTCGGCTCAGCTGCAAGCTCAGGCTTGCTCGCTTTTGTGGCTGGCCTTCCTTGGGGCTGGATCGTCGCCGGTGTTGCCGTGGCGGTCGTGGCCTATGTCGCCTATCGCAATCGAGATGTCATCGCTCGCCGGTGGAATAGCTGGCGCGGGAAGGAGGTGGTGGTTTGATCCTCTTGTGGGCAAAACTCAAAGGCTATCTAGCCGCAATCGGTACGGCGCTCGCGATCCTCGCGGGCGTCTTTTTGTATGGCCAGAGGGCAGGACGCTCCGCGGCAAAAGACGAACAGGCCGCGGCGAATGCCAAGGCCATCAAGAAGGCCGGGGATGTCGAAAATGAAATCAGGAATCTGGATGACGCTGGCGTTGATGACGCTCTTGGCAAGTGGATGCGCGACAAACGGTAGCTACTGCGACATCGCGCGTCCAGTACGGCCCTCTGTCGAGGACCAGATGACGTCAGAGACAAAGCGGCAAATCCTCACTGAAAACGAGAAGCTGCAGAAACTGTGCGGGGTGAAGCCATGACCGGCGCCGAGATCATGGGGGCCGTCGGCTTCTTCGTACTGGTCTTCGGCTTCATCTTCGGCCTGTGGAAGTACGTCGACGCCAAAATCGGCGCTGCCAAGACCGAGGCGTCTGCGGCGGCGTCAGCTGCATCGGCGATGGCATCTTTGGCGAGAGAGGAACTCGCAGCGCACCGTCTGCATGTCGCGGAAACCTACGTTTCCAAGTCGGGTCTTCGCGAGCAGACTGAGCAGATCATGGGCGCGATCGGCGCAGTCAAAGACGCTGTCGACAAGATGACACTGCGCGTCGACCGCATCGTGGAGAATCAGTCGAAGCCACGCGCGACGCGGTCTTCGTAAATCAACCCGCTTGCCGAGAGGTGGGCGGGTTTTTTATTTGTTTATGCGGATAATGCTCCCAGCAATGCCAGGTGGATTTCTCGGCCTTTGATCGAGAATACCCGAACCCGCCCCACTTTTTGCAGGCGGGATGCTCGCACCAGTGGTTTTCATGAATGCCGTCGCCGGCCTTATCGGTCTGGTCGCTCATGGATGGGTATCCCCGATAATCTCTACTGGTCCCCGCGACGTTTCAATCAGCGGCCAGCGAACCTTCCTCTTCCACTCGGTCAAGGCATCGTCGGGTGAGGTGCAAAACACCCACTCTATGAACGCGTCGGAAATCTTGGGGTGGTCATAGAGAAGGGCAGCAACGCTTTTTCGCTCGCTGAACAAAATCTCCATCCTCGCACCGGTCGGTATGTCGTCGTCATCGGCCCAAAGTTCCATGGCGACATATCCGGAATAAGCGGTGAGGTCCGATTCCCGATCCACCTCCGCGAGCAGTCGCGCGTCGATGTCCTCGTGGATGGCTTTCTGCACTCCAAAGAAGTCACCATCTTCCAGTAGCGCCTTGGGGTAGACACCGTGATTTTCCAGAATGTAAGGACGGATATGCATATTAGTCTCCTATCCGAATAGATCGGCTGTCTTGGTCTCATCTTCGACCGGTAGCAGCACTAGCCCATCATCAGGCAATGGCCGCTGAAGTTCCTTTGCTTCCTCCCATGGCGCGGTCAGCCACATCTCCACCTCATCCTTGTTTGTCAGGATGACCGGCATAGCCTTCGGGTGGATCGGTTTGACGACGCTGTTTGGCTCCGTCGTCAGGAATGCAAAAAGCTGGTGGTCTCCCTCGCGTGGGTTCTTCATCGATCCGCGAACTCCATGCCATTCCGTCCAGATGCCGGCGAAGAAGGCTAGGGGCGCTTCCTCATTCAGCGCAAACCAACGCTTCGTCTTACGAGGCTTGGTGTCTTCCCATTCGCAGAAGGTCGTCCACGGCACCACGCAACGGTTCTCTGGCCTCAGCCACCGGCGCCAATGCGGGGAGGTGACATTGCGGATGTTGGTCACGCCGGTATCTGGCTTGCCTTGTGTGACGAACTGCGGCGAGGGCATGCCCCACGTCAGCCCGACCAGCTCCCGGCCTTTCTCTCCATTGCGCACTACTGGCGCCGGACGGTCTGGATAGACTTCAACGTCTGGCTCCAGGTTAAGCCGCTCTTGCATAATCCCAGCGATGTCGCGGATAGATTCCTGATTGGTCTTCACGCGATACAGATTACACATACTCACCTCGGCAATTTTGCAATTGTGATGTAGGAGCCGCCCTTCTCGCCGCACTTCCGGCACTTCAGACGGGGCTGTAATTCCTTTAGGGGCGTGTTACCCTCGACCATCTTTAAGAGCTTCCACCGTGGTAACTCCGTAACATGCTTGCACGATCCACAACCTGCCACAACAACCTCCCAAGAGCGAAGATCGAACACTCGCACACCGGCAGACTCTTCTTCCTGCACCGCCTTCGCTGATCGTTCCTCGGAGGTCCAATAGTAGCTCATCCTGCATCGCGGCCCGAAGTCCTCCTTCGATTTCGGGCAGCCTATAAGCTTCTGTGCGATCATACGGAGAGGGCTTGGGGCCGGTGTCGCTGCAAATTCCGTTTTTACTGCGTTGCCATCAAATGATCGAAGAAGTTCACAGTCCTCGCAGATGACCCATATTCTCTTCCGATCAAGTTCCTTGTAATCGTATGCGTTATCGTTTGCTGTCATCCCGGTCTTCATTCGGTAGCCAGCCTCTCGTAAAACCTCTGCCCATCGCGGCGGTCGCCAGCGCAAGCTGCATCCGCAAATGCTGGATGTCCTCCATCAGGGTCTCTATCGCGGCACGGCTGTCGCCGTCGTGCCAGGCAATGATGTGGTCAACCGGGTCGGCTTCCGGCTCTCGCCTTTCTGGGCGCACAGGACTATCCTCTGGTGGTGTCTGCTAGTCGTTCAAGCTTCCAGCCGCATGCAGGCGGACTAGCAAAAAGCTTCGCTGCCCGTTGATCCAGCTTTGCTGCGGCGGCTATTTTAGCGTGGGCAAAGGTCGGCGCGCGCACTGTTACGATCCAGCGCCCAGCCTGAAATCTGTACTGTTTCATTGCTTGTGTTCGCATCTTGTGAGACATAATGTTCTTATTATGTTCTCATACTCTAAAGAGTCAATCGGGATTCTGAGGCGACCGTAAATCTTGACAAATTTGTAAAAACAGTATAGCTTGATTGTCGGCCTCACCAGCCGCTCGGCAACCAACCGAGACCACCACATCGGCGCACGGTCGCCAGAAAGAGGGGATAATCATGCTCAGACGATTCCTGCGTGCCGCGTCGCGGCGTACGCCAACAGCATTCCTGGTTGCCTTATTCCTCGTCATTGCCGCGACCTCTGCGGCCGCCTACGCGCTCCTTCCTCCGCCAACATCTGCCGCAACCGAAACGGCAACCGTTAAAATCCAGCTTGAAAACGGCCACGGCTCCGGCGTTCATATCGGCGATGGCTTCATAGTCACTGCTGCGCACGTCGTCGGCGACGCGAAGGAAGTCCAGTTGAAGGAGAAGGGTGGCGCTCTTCGCAAAGCCGATGTCCTCTGGGTCAACAAAGCCAATGACATTGCACTGCTGCGCACGTCGTCGGACGGCCTCGGCGTCGCGAAACTGGCCTGCCACGCTGTGAAGGTGGGCGATCCTATCGTTGCTTACGGCAATCCCCTGAAAATCGAGTTCGTTGCCGCATACGGCAAGATCGCCGGCGAGCCACGCGAAACAGGTCCGTGGAAATCGGTCTATGTGACAGACATCACAACTGTGATGGGCCACTCAGGCGGCGGAACCTTTGCAGAGAACGGCGATCTGATTGGCATCACAGTCGGGGTTATGGCCGCACCGATTGGCTTCTCAGGCTCGCTGGTTGGCTATGGCTATGTTGTGCCTTCGACTGAGGTTTGTGAGTTACTGGCGCGCCGCCCCGCATAGGGCTTCAGACAAAGGATAGGGAACATGACAGAGAAACTCGGAAAATTTGACCACCATCCAGACCCGGCAATCGATTTCTGCGTCGAGGTCGAAACGATTGAGAACGAAGTTTTCAACCACAGCATCGGCTTCATGAACGGCACGCCGTCGCGCGAACAGGTTCGCCAGCGGATTACCAGCGCCATGGATTTCCGCGTCGGCGGTGATCTGCAAGCGGTCGCGGCAAAGCAGACGCTCCGAAAGCTCGACGCGCAGTTCGTCGCCTGACCCCCACCAAGTAACCACAGCACAGCGGAAGAAGCAGATGAGCAACGTCGTGTCTCTTAAAAAGCTAGACCTTTTGGCCGAACGCGGATGGAACAAGCCCGAAAGCTCCGAGTGCGTGATTGGGTTCAATCGCCCTCTGACGCAAGAGGAATGGCAATTCTTTTACGAGACCGCACAGCGAACAGCTTTCCTGATGCGTGGTCTTAAGGGCGCACCAGAGCAGCAGGCTTCAGGTCCACGGCCTTGCGGCATAGCCGATCCATCAACTCGCGACTGTCCAAACATGAAGGAAGTCGGCGGCGGCATGGATGGCGAGCGCTACCGCTGTGACGTCTGCGGCAAATCATACTTCCTCGATTACGACGAGATGAAGTGACCCCCACCAACCCACCGGCTTTGTCAGAGTGACATCAGGCCGCCCACCAAGCGGCCTTCACCACCACATCGAGGAGACTGCATGCCTCTACCCATAGAAGAACTACGTCGAAGAGCCGACGCCTACAGAGAGCACGGCACGCTCGTGAAGGCTGCCGCCGCGCTTGGCATCGGCAAGTCCGCTCTTGCCGAGAGCATCAAACGCGCTGCCGAAGCTGGCCTTCTGGGCACAGAGCCTGTCCTTCCTGGCTTTCGCATAAGCCGTATCAGCAACACGCCGAGCGGCACATATATCCAGCAGACGCAGGAGCGCGGCGAGCGTTTCGAAGTCCCGACCGGTCACGTCGTCAAAGGTGTGTCCGCGCTCGTCGATGCTGAGGGACGCGTTATCCAGCAGTGGCAGAAGACGGCGGTGGAACACTCACCAGTCGATATCGCCGCCGTCCTCAAAGAGGCATTCCGTGATGTTCAGCCCGCCGAACCTATCGCCGCGCCGACGCACGTCTATGACGATCTGCTGACGCTGACGCCATTGGCCGACTGGCATATCGGACTCTTCTCATGGCATCGCGAGACAGACACGAATTGGGATTTAAAGATTGCGGAGCATGTCATTGGCTCAGCAATTGAAGACCTGATTGCGCGCACTCCGCCATCCGCCAATGCGATTGTCTTGGGTGGCGGTGACTTGCTCCACTCTGACAACAACGAGAACAAGACTGCACGCTCGGGCAACGTTCTGCAGGTCGACGGCAGGTATCAAAAGGTGCTGATGACCGCATGCCGGCTTGTCGTTCGATCGATCGACGCCAGCCTTAAGCGGCATGGGCACGTCACCGTCCGCATCTTGCCAGGCAATCACGATGAGCACGCGTCTGTTGCAGTCGCATACTTCCTGCTCGCCTGGTATCGCAATGAGCCGAGAGTGACTGTCGACGTAGACCCGTCGCTGTTCTTCTGGTTCCGTTTCGGCAAGGTGATGATCGGCGCCACGCATGGCCACACGGTCAAGCTCAAGGACATGGCGAGCATCATGGCACACCGCCGTGCCGAAGACTGGGGCGCAACTCGCCACCGCTTCGTCCATGGCTTTCACATCCACCACTCGAGCAAGTTCGCTTCTGAGGGCGGCGGGGTGATTTCGGAATCTCACCAGACGCCGACGCCGCAGGATGCGTGGCACTTTGGCTCGGGCTTCCTGTCTGGCCGGTCTATGCAGTCGATCAGCTACCACAAGGAATATGGCGAAGTTTCGCGCGTTCGCGTTGCGATGATGGATGCCGCCAATGATAATGAGTCGGCGAGGGCAGTGGCGTGACGCCCTAGCGAACATGCCAGTATCCGCCAGCGCCCAGCGCGATGAACGGTGCAAGCCTGTAGGTTACGGCAATGATCGTTAGCAGCAACATTCCGAGAGTGTTGTTCGCTTCACCTTCGGTTTTACCGTGCCTGAACTTAAGGAAGGTCTTCATTTGGTGCTCCAGTGAAAGATTCGCTGGCACCACAATGGCAATAAGGACTCCCTACGGGCCGAAGGTCAATTGCCAATGGGGGATAACCACCGAAACAACCGGCAAATTCGGGTTTTTTTTAGCATTTATACAGCGACTTCCCCAGCAATCCCCAACCAGCCGCCAGCCACCAACTGGCGGTCAACCACCGCCACTGAGGAGACAAGAATGAGTGACAACGTCGTGACTTTAAAAATCGCTGCGGAGGTGGAATTCCACCACGCCGCAGCGATCAACCTGTTTGCAGCCGACTGCCACGCAGCAAGCCGTAGAGCAGGCTGGTACACTGACCTCGCCACAGGCAGGGCGCTGGACCGCAACGTGCCTGAGATGCTTTGCCTGATTCACAGCGAGATCAGCGAAGCGATGGAGGGCTATCGCAAGTCCAGGCCCGGTAAAGTGCTGATGGACGACAAGCTGCCGCACCGACCTATGGCTGAGGTGGAGCTGGCCGACGCCATGATCCGGATCGGCGATCTGGCGGCATTCCTCGGCTATGACCTCGGCGGCGCCGTCGTCGAGAAGATGGCATTCAACGCCAACCGCCCTGACCACAAAATCGAAAACCGGCTTATGGCTGGTGGGAAGGCGTTTTGATGCCATACGCTGCAGTGATAGACGCTAGAGAGATCGCAGATAAAAAGATCGCCACCTTTAAGGCTGCAGTGGCGCTGCGCGAAGAGCGCACAAGGTGTACCCCAGTTGCCGCCAACGACAACCGTCCTCAGTCCCAGGACAACGGACAATACATCGGCCTAACCCGCAACACACCAGCCGAGCCACCCCGCACCGGCGATTTCATGCAAACGTTCACCGGCCGCAAATACTGGCCGATGTCTCCGAGACCGCACGAAGTCCACATCGAAGACATCGCGCATTCGCTCGGCCTGCAATGCCGATACGCTGGTCACTGCATCAAGTTCTACAGCGTCGCCGAACATTCTGTCCTGATTGCCCGTCATCTTGCAGCCAAGCACGCGCCGGAGGTGGCTTTGGCTGGCCTTCTCCACGATGCCCCTGAAGCATACTGCGTGGACATTCCGCGACCGCTCAAGCCGTACCTTATCAACTACCGGGCGATTGAGCAGGACAACTGGCTGGCTATCGCGGCGCGATTTCAGTTGGACCGGGAGCTGCCGCGCGAAGTGCATGACGCTGACAACCGAATCATTGCGGACGAGCTGGTCAACCTGCGTGAAATGCCGTGGCATGCGCGGTACGCCGGCAAAGAGCTGGGCGTGAAGATGCGGTACTGGTCACCGGAGGAAGCGGAGTTGGAATTCCTGGCGACGTTTGATGCGCTTATGGCGGGGAGGGCTGCGTGACCGACCTTATCGAGCGGCTAAGAAAACGACTCGCCGAGGACGAGGCATGTGCCGCAAACAACGATGCTGTGGCCGACGCCTTGAAGCCGCAGATGGACCTATTCAACGCCGGGCAGGGCAACCACAACACCTTCGCGGTTCGCATGTTCCTCGACCACCACAACGGGGCTAAGCGCGATCGGCAGTATGCCGCTGACCTACGTGAGGCAATCAAAATCATCGGAGCGTTGGCACCATGACCATCAAACCCGGCGACGAAGTAATCTGCATCGACGACACTACCCTTCCAGAGCAATACCTCGGCATTCGTGCCGGGGAGACCTACACAGCAACTTGGGTCGGCATGTGCCGCTCGTATCTCGGCGGTGACTACGCTGGCATCAGGCTGGCGGGCGTGAACCGTGGCGTGTGTCCGCAGTTCGGCGATGAGGATCCACCGTTCGCGCTGCGCCGGTTCAGGCCGGTGGTGAAGCCGAAAGTCGAGGAAGAGAAGAAGATCGAGGAAACGTTATGACCAACATTCTGGACAAGCTCGACGAACTCGCTGAAAAGAACCGCGCTGCCTATGCTTCAGCTTTGGTGGATTTCCGTGCGTCTTTTACTCTCGGCGAGACCCTGACATCCAAAGACACAGGCTGCCTCACAGCCGTACCGGCGAATGATAACGTTCCTATCGAGCTGCGCGCACTCGGCGCGGCAATCGGAAAGGCGAGCACATCTATCTTGCCGCCCGTCATTGCGCTCACCGGCCTTGCCGGCAGCGGTAAGAGCACGGCCAGCAAGTACCTGGTCGAGAAGCACGGCTACCAACTGGTGAAGTTCGCAGGCCCGTTGAAAGACATGCTGCGGGCGATCGGTCTGAGCGAAGGTCACATCGAGGGCGCTCACAAAGAGACCGACCTTGCAATGCTATCTGGATACACGCCAAGGCATGCCATGCAGACGCTCGGCACTGAGTGGGGACGCAAGTGCATGGGAGAGGACTTCTGGACCAATCTCTGGCGCTCACGCGTAGACGGCGTGCTTGCCTTTGGCGGCCGTGTTGTCGTCGATGACTGCCGTTTCCCGAATGAAGCGGATGAGGTGCGCAAGCTGGGTGGTGTGGTTTGGCGACTTGTCGGTCGTGGTGGCATCGCGGGCAGCCACGAGAGCGAGGCGGGGTGTGGTCGCCCGGATATCGAGATTCACAACATTGGTGATATTGTCGATCTTCATCGCCAGTTGGGTATCTTCTTGGATTGGCGCATGGAGGATGCGGCGTGAGAGGTATTCCAGATGACATCACTGCGGTAGCGGCATCGATCTGCGCCAACGCGGGAATAACAGACAGCCATGCTCGCAAGGTATTTGCGGCAGCCATCCTCGCCGAGCGTGAACGATGCGCCGATGTTGCCCGCCGCTATTTGGAGGACATTTCCGGCTGCAACTTGAATGAAGATGAGCCAGAAAAGATCGCGGCTGCCATCATGGATCCGAAATGGGAACCGCCGCCGCTATAACACAAAAACCCCGCCACTAACCACGGCGGGGTTTTTTGTTTGATTCGCGATGTCGCAAACAGGATTCATGCCAAAAACCGTCTCTCATTATATATACACGTCGGTACGGTAATTATGGTCCGTTTTTAGGTAGTGTGAACGAAATAAGCACATATGGAAAACGCCTATGGTCTAAATATGGGATGTTTTTTGGCGTAAATCGTTGTTTGTTCACGTCACAAGCCGCATTTTCACGTATCGAAGAAAATAGGAGAACAAACGAATAGACATGAAAAAAAGCCCTTGCAGGACAAGGGCTTTGCGGTTAGTAACCCCTCTACCGGAGAGGTGGCCGAGTGGTCGAAGGCGCTCCCCTGCTAAGGGAGTATACGTCAAAAGCGTATCGTGGGTTCGAATCCCATCCTCTCCGCCACAACCCTTGTTTTCATTGCATAATTTTGATTTTTTCGCCGCTTGCCATAACTTGGCCGGCGAGTTTTCCGTTGTGGATATGTCGTCCAGATAGCGAAAACCCGCCAGTTGGTGATTCTGGCGGGCATCGTAGGCGCGTGGTGACGTGGAAATCAGATAGCGCTCGCGGCCTGCACAAGCATCATTCCAATCAATAGGCCGCCTAATACCGTCGCCGCTCCCATCATTGTCCACATGCTTGACTTAACCGTTGCGCCGTTCGGGTGCTCGTCGGCAACCATCAATATCATCATCAAGATTGAGGCTGCGACAACCAGCGCTATTGTCACGCATAGGATCGCTGAAATCATGAAGGTCTCCTCGGTCGATTGATTACCACCCCCGGCCCGCGCAGTGGTGGAGCGCGTGGTGCAGCTGGTGAGGCCTCTTAGGCCGGGGGTATCGGCAACTGGAATAAAAGACCGCGCGCAACCCGAAGGCGCGCTGCGGCAAATTGGCCAGCCCGAATGCAAGGCTGGCACAGGGAACTAGTGGTGTGCGGATGCTAACTGAAGTCGATCGAGGAGGCGCTCGTCAACGCGCAGTTCTGCCTCCCGAAATGCTATCAGGTCGTGCAGCGCTCGCTCGACGGCTGGGCGCTCGGCTAACATTACCCCGTCTTTGCTGGACACGAGGTCCGCGGCGAACCGAAGCTTGCGAGCAATGTCCTCCTCGCTTTTGATCGGGGCATTGATAATCGCGTCACACAGCAGCCCTGCAGCGTCGACGATGGCGTCACTAACTTCGTCAGGCAATTCACCGTGCCGGCTCCAGACGGTATCAAGTTCTGCGTATAGCGAAGTCATCCTTCGCAGGAATGATCTTTCGGAAGCTTCTCGGGCAGCGCCGGTCATCGTGCTTCTCCCTCGATCATCACTCCAGTCGCGACCTGCGGCAAATAATCGGGGCAAACCGTCATGACGCGCAAGCGCCCCTGATATAGATCTATGCCGGGAAAGTGGGGATTGTGCTTGGCCGTGTAACTGTCGCGACCGATCAATACGGTCGAGCCTTCAGGGTAGGTTTGCTGCCACGTCATGACGGCTCTCCGTCGATCGTGACGCCATGAAAGATTTCAGGATCGATAACCTTACCAACGACCGTTAAACAATCGCGCATGGTTCCGCCGTGAGGGCTTCTATAGCTCTGGCCGAAAGCAGATCTTGTTCCGTAAGGGCGAGGGTAGTCGTCTTCAGTAGAGACCAGCTCAATACCGATGCTGCCATCATGGCGCAGGACGACAGCCCGTTCGTTCTTCATGTTTGTGAACGTGCTGACATCCACCAAAACGCGCTCACCATCAATCTCCATGGCGCAGCGGTTCTGGCCTTGGGATGGTCTGTAGTAGTGTGCCGCCTGGGGAGCGGCGGCAATATCATGCTCAAGGAAGGTTGGTCGTCTTCTTCCGACAAGCGCGCGCGGCAACTGCTCTCTGGCATTGCTCCGCGCAGGTTCGTGTCTTCTGCTGGCATGCGTCATTTCAACGTTCTCCTCGGTTGCTGCGAAGCGATTGTTTCGCTATAACACGATACAAAATACATCGAGTTGGTCGTAAGTCAACACAAAAATGATAGAGTTATACAAAATGTCTATTACGGCGTCACAATGCCGGGCAGCGCGTGCCCTAATTAACTGGTCGCAAGATGACTTATCCAAGGCGTCAGCAGTGGGCCGAGCCACGCTGGCAAACTTCGAAAGTGAAAAATCCACGCCGTACGACAGGACTTTGCGCGATATCCAGTCGGCCCTTGAAGATGCCGGCGTCATGTTCATCGCTACCGGAGATACTGCCCAAGGCTACGGGGTGACCATTAAGCCTTGACCATCTTGGCAGGCTAAACCATCTTGCTCCCATAGGTCTGGGGGGCAAGAATGAAATTGCTGTTGGCGCTCGCGGTAGTGTTTATCGCATCAATAGGCGTATGGCTGGGTGGCGTTAGGATTATTGTTGTTCAGCCGATCGGCGCGCTTCCCGAAGGCACAACAATAGTGGTTGCTGGCCTGGCCAACGTTCGATTGATTGATAGCCCAGATGCCATGTGCAACAGGCAACAAGGCGGAGTAAGCCTTCTTTGTCGAGCTGCAGCCCTCGGCGCGATAGCTGAGAATGGTAAAATCCTGCTGCGACTACCCTATAGCGAAACACTGTTTCGGTTCACCGGCGGCCCGTTTCGAGATAATTAGTCATTGGTGGCCGGACAGCTAGGCTCTCGCTCCACATAAAAGAACCTAACGCGAACAAACTGGCAGTATCCCGCGGTAGTTGCCAAAGCTTTGTGGATTGTGATTCCATTGCACGTTGCCGGCCTGATTCCTGTATTATTATTCCGGCTCACGCGTATCCATAATCACGGCTGGCTTTGGCGGGATAATATTGAGCTTAAATGAAGATGAATGGCACCTTCTTGCAATAGGAGCATTCGATAGGCCGGTGCGTATATGTGGGCTGAACCCTACGCTTTCGGTTTTGATCGGCGTGTCCACTGTTTCGATCTGGATCAGTCCCGATTATGTAAAGAAGATCAGATTTAAGCACCGGACGGCCGAAATGGCGTTTGCCCACATTCCCACCATTCTGGAATATGGGGAAGCATACACCGACCGAGAGCCGAACTGCATCCAGTTCTTCTCCCAGATCGAGAACCGGCTTTATCGGCTGGTTCTCAAAGGAGTTCAGTTGAAAAATGAAATATGGGTGAGCACGTTTCACCCCGTCCACGCGAGTGAGTATCGACGGCGCGCGAAAAGGGCTCGCCGGATAAAGTAAACCCCGCCGGAGCGGGGTCTTTGTACGCCTGGGCGCCAAACACCCAGAAATGCTCTACACCCTTGCGGGGAGGACGGCCTTGGCTAATTACCGCGTCTCGCGTACACTTCGAATATGGTCAACTTGACGGCGCCGTCAATATCAACAATCGGTTGACTTAGTCCGTTTTTCGTGATACAGCTTAGCAGCTTCTTCGCTGGAAGAGATGCTGTTAACGGTCAAAAATCCGCAAAAAAATCTAGTCACGTTGGCGCGTTCTATTGCCTAGGACAGTCATCCGCTTGCGGATGGGGTGTTGCGGCAGAATCACTGCTGCGCCTACCTTTCAGCGAGGCGCTTTACCGGTGGAGTGGGGCGACGCTTTAGGCAATCCCGCTTTCCCGAACTGCACGAGCGTAGTTGTCAAAGTAAGTCTCATAGACTTCAATTTTTGGCTGATGCATTTCAACGCGCCACCTTTTAGAGAGGCCGTCACGTCGTCCACGCCATGGTGCTTGCCGCCAACCAAAGCCAGTAAGATCGAGCTCACTATAGTCGTGACATACAAATATTCCCCGGAAGAAACCAAAGTTTCCTTTGTGGTCGTCACCAAAGAAGGCCGGAATGAACTGGGGCCAGAAGTGGCGAGGAATCGGTTTTGTTTTCCCCATCAGCAAGAGATCCTGGTCTGGGCAATAAGCAACGCAAGGCGCCAGCCATTTGCTTAGACTGCCGTCCTTGCAAATGGTCCAGTTGTTCCATTCCCGTGCGTTTGAGCCATCGCTGTTCAGTGGCATTTTCAGCACATAATCCGGCCAATCCGACGAAGCGAAAACTCGCCTAGAAAATCCACGCCCTAAGGGCGTGGAGAAGATTTGCGAGATCAATCGGTCATCAACAAGTTTCTGAAGCTCTGCCGTCACAGCTTCACGTTTCGCTTCTGCGCGGACCTGACACCCGCATTTCAGCTGCCCCAAGGCTCATTCTTCCTTTTTGCCGCCCTCGATCACGGAGAGAGTCGGCGTCACACTTGGGGCGCCCATTAGGCCGCGTGTGGCCTTTATTGCAGCCTCAAGATACACGGTCGTTCTTTCATCAGATGGCAGCTCGTTGCGGTAGGAGCTTATTGCCGTTTCCAGAAACTCATCGAATATCACGCCCTGATCAGGCAATGTTTCGCGCAAAATCGATGCGATAAGATGCGTCGCGTTTCTGAGGGCGAACATTTCTCCCTCAACCGTCAAAAGTCGTCTGTTGTATTCGTCAATCATAGTTTCACGTTCCTTTTCCGAGCGTCTCTAACTGCCGCTTCCACTCTAAGCGGTATTTCTGCTTTGTCCTTGGCCATTTGCGCACGAAGCTGTGCGATCTCGGGGCCGGTGCCCTGCACGTTATAAACGGGAGAGAAATTCACGTTAACCGCGCCGCCCACACCGCCACCAGCGATGGATTTCATATCCGGTATGGATGGCACGCGCAGCGCCGGCACCGAAGGCATCGTGCCGACGTAGCCGCCGTTGGCGTAGCCTTTTAGATTGCGGCGCATTGCTTCCAGTGCGGCAGGACCGCCCGCAGCTTTGACCGCAGCCTTGTCGAAGACATACTCACCTTTATGCACGAGCCCGGCAGGCTGGTACTTGCCGCCGTCGCCGGTGTATCCGCCTTCAGAATAAAGGCCGCCAGGAGCCGAAGGAAAGCTGCTCTTGCCACCACTAAACAGGCCGCTGAACAGACTGAACAGGCCGCCTCCACCGCCGCCGGCGTTGTTGATCTTGAAGATGTTGTTCAAGACGTCGTTGATAAGGGCGTTGCCAATCTTCTTCAGGCTGTCGGCCAAAATGTCTGCCGCACTGGCGCCCTCGATGAAGCCGTCAATCATGCCTCGCGTAACATCCTTGGCGGTTTCCATCGCCTCTTCAGCGCGCTGGCGGATCTCATCCTGCTTTTCGGAAAGCCGCTCGGACTCGACGACAGCGTTCGCGTAGCCTGCTGCTAGATCCTCGATACTGGCCGTAAGTTCAGGCGTGATCTTTACGCCCGCCTCTTGGGCAGCGGTTAGGAGTTCCTGTTTGGCGCGGGCGAACTCGATGGAATGCCCGTAGTCATTGAGGAGGGGATTAAGACCAGCCTGCGCTGCCGTCTCAGCGTTCAGAGCCGCGGTTCGCTTCGTGATCTGCTCAACCTCGCGGGCATACTCATCAGCACGCTTCCTGCTGGATTTGCCGTCTTTGTCGGCTGTGACCTGGTACTGCTTGTCCGTGATGTCGATCGGCGTGAATTTCTTGCCGTTGACGGTTTTGGTCTCTCCGCCGCCTCCCACAATAGAGGGCGCACTGGTGGGATATTTCAGCGGCTTGTCATTCAGCACGTCTTGAATGATGCTGGACGCGGTTCTGGTCTGCGCTTCTTGTAGGGCCTTGATCTGCCCCTCAAGCTGCCTGATTTCAGCCTGGCCGAGAACGTTGGCCGGATTGGCCTTGATCTCAGCAATCTGCTTTTCGAGGTCTAGCCGCTTCTGGGTGTTGTCGACGAGCTTGTCGCTGGCTTTAACGGTTGAATTGACTGTCAGCGCGCCACCGAGAACTGATAGCTTGCCATCGCCATCGCTGTCTAACGCGCTAATAGCACCTTGACCAATGTTCTGAAGGCCGCTCGCCTTTCCTACCCATTCGGCGAAGTCCTGAGCTGCTTTCGCACCAGCGTTCAGCTTCTCGATAACGTACTGAATATCGGAAGCCAGGCCATCCATGTCGACGCTGTTGACGAAGTTCGCCATGTTGTCGATGGCCGAGCCGAACGTGTTTGCTGCCTGCGTGGATTCGTTGAACCTGCGGACAGAGTTCGTCAGGGCCGTGCGAAGGTTCTCAAGACGCTGGTCAACCGTCAGGACGGCACCGGCAACCTTTTGTTCAAGCACTGGTGCGCCAGCATTGATACCGTCGAAGAACGCCTTTGAGGAAAGCTTGCCTTCGAGCATGATCTGCCGAAGTTTCGCCACTGAGCCCTCGGCCTGCTTGATACCAGCGGCAGCGGCCTGCAGGATAGTAGGCGCACCTTCGAGGATCGAATTGAATTCCTCAGCGCGAACTACGCCGGCGCCTAGGGCCTGCGAAAGCTGCAATAGCGCGCCGGATGCTTCTTGGCTGGACTGGCCAGACGCGCGCAGCGCAAGTGCAACGTTGCTGGACAGGCTGATAATCTCGTCCGACGAGACGCCCAGCTCTTTTTGCACCAATGACACGCGGCCGTAGAGCTGCACCAACGTTTCTAGCGGCGCGGCATTCTTCTGCGCCGCCGTGAAAAGCTTCTGATACACGCCTTCAAGTTCTTCGCCGGCGAGGCCCGCTACCTTCAGGGAGTTGGTGATGCGCGTTCCGCTGTCCGATAGCTGGCGAAAGCCTTGGGCACCACCGATAAGGGCGAAGGCTTTCGCCGCACTGGCGGCGATCCCCGAATAGGTCGAATTCAGGCGGGCCTGCATTCTGGCAGAAGTGGTTTCGATCCGCTTGAAATTGCGCTCGGCATTGCGCGTGGCGCCAGCAATTTTCTTCTCGAAATCCGCAACGCGGGCCTCGAGCATGACGGCAAGTCGTTCATACTCAATTGCCATTCTTTTTGCTCCTTATCGCCTTCGACATCGCGCGCTTGATTTTCTGGCCAGCCTTTTTCTTTGCTGTGCGAAAACCCGAAAAAAAGAATGGGTGCGCGGGTATGGCGGGTATCTCTGCGCCTTCGAACTGGCCGCCGGCGATATGCGCGCGGGTGCCAAACTCGATGAGGTGCGCGTACCTGACCTTGGAATTACCCGCCGTGATCATGGCGGCGTTCTCTGGAACGACCATAGATCGTCCAGGCAGACTATAGGGCGGAGTTGACTGCCCGCCGCCGGTGACTTCGATGCTGTCCCGCAAATCGCCATCGTCTTTCGGGGCTAAAGCCCTGATCACTTCCGCCACATCATCGGCAGCGGAAGTGATTGACGGCTGCGTCTGCTCGCGCACGGCCTTGGGTATCTTTTCGAGACGGCGCTTTAGGCGGTCCCAGCCTTGGACTTTAGCCATCGACGTCGCCGGCGCTTTCGGCTGGCTTTCCTTCATCCGGATCGGCCACACCCTTGCCGTGGTAGAGTGCGTCCACCAGATTGATCACCAGACCGAAGTTCTCCGCGGCCGGACGTTCTTCAACGTAGGTGCGCACCAGCCTCAGCGCCTCTTTCGGTGCCGTGCCTCCGCCAATCAAACCCAAGCGTACCAGCTCGCGCGTGTCGTTCAGGCCGACGATGCCAGTGCGCATTGCTTGGAGCAGAGTGGCATAGAGCGATCGGTCCGTGGTTTTTTCCCATTCGCTCGCCAAGTCCCAGGTCAGTGCGAATTTGTAAGTGCCGTCGGCGAAGTCTTCTTCGATGATGGCAAAGGGCTGTGCTGTGGTCATTTTGATTTTCCTTGTGGATTTTAGGCGGGTTGCATCGACGCGACTCAGGATTGAGCGCTTCATGGGAGGATGAAAAAATCGGTCGCCGCTGCTGTTGGGTTTCTTGTTGGATTGCTGCTGTTCGCTGTCGGGCGCGAGATCGCGCTAGATGAGCGATCATGGCCGGTTATGATTGGCGATGCGATGAGCAAAGTAGGCCGCTTGGGTTGGATCGATACAACCCTTGTCACCGGTCTGGCGGCAGTGGCGGCTGCCTATGTCAGCGTTAGGGCGGTGAGAGATCAGATTGAGCAGGAGCGGTCGCTAGAAGACGAGAGGCGGCTCGCAAAATTGCAGGCAGCTCGTTCCGTTTTGTCGCTTTCCTTGAGCAATTTATGTGACTACTCGACCACGTGCGCCCAGCTGACCCACGGTCTGCTTCTCCGATGCGGTGAAGATCGATTGCCACAAGACGTTGTGCTTCCCGTGTACCCTTCAGTTCCAGACACGCCGGTTGCTGTATTGAAGGAGATGGTTGAGTTGAGCGATCATGCCGCAGGTATGGTTTTCGCAAAACTCGCGTCGAAGCTTCAGGTTCAGAGCGCGAGGTTGCGCGGCACAGCGCGAGATAAAGCTGGCGGGCAATCGCCGTCCAAAAGCACGATGGAATCTCACCTAATAGATGCCCTAGAGGTTTATGCCCGCTGTTCCTGTCTTTTTGACTACGCAAGGTTCGAGGCAGAACTGGTCCCTGAAACGTTGCCTCCAGGCGTGCTCTCTGCTGCGATACACAATGTTGGCATATACAGCCGACTCTACCAAGAAATTGCGGAGCGTTGTAACCTGTACGAGGAGCTCGCGCAGCAACGCATGAAAATCTAGCAGGGAACCAGGCTGCACCAATTTGCGTTCGTCACCGACGAAATGCAGGAGGGATGCAATGGAAGAACGGGTTGAGGGCCTGCCGCTGGCAGAGATTACGGCGCAGCTGGCCGCATTGGCAGAACAGGCGAGGGCGCTTTGCAAAGACCTGGAAACGGTCCCTGACGAGGATGAGGAAAGCCCAAGCGAAAACTAGGGGTAATATGCACGCGAATGACCCCGGCCGGTCCCTGAAAAAGGCGACTTTCAGAGTTTCGATAAGCCCCGTATCAGGCGAAAAAATCCAATGTTTTCTCACGCGCGCGCTTGCGCACGCGCGAGGCAAAAATCTGTGTTTGCATTAAAAGTGCCTTCCCGCGCCGCTCCGTGGCTGAGCGAACGGTCACTTCAATTCCACCCCCTAGCCTAGCTCGATGGGGTATCCGTCCACACCGCAAGCGAAAACCTTGCGCCCTCGTTCCATTGCCTGCTTGGCACTGTCATGATGATGGCGACAAAGGCTTTGAAGATTGTCGGGGTCGAAGAATAGGTCTTCGTTTCCCTCATGCTTCGTGATGTGGTCGACGACCTCGGCGGCGGTCACCTCTTCGGTTGCGAGGCAAAACCGACACAGGGGCTCTTGCATCAACTGCCGTTCTCGTAGGTCGAGCCAGCGCTTGCGCTTATAGAGGTGTTGCCAATCGGCACTCTTAGCGCGGTTGTTACTGCGCCACATACCTGCCACCTAAAGGTACGCTGCCTCGCCCCACGTCGTAACCTCGCGGACGTTCACCGCTTTGGTGCGGCCATCCATGCCGGTCACGCGGTCGTAGTCGAAGCGCTGTCCAATACGTGGTGCCTCAGTATCTGGCATTGCGGTGATGTGTACGAAGTCACCGGCGCTACCGCGCGCTCCGTCTTCTTGGATGAAACCGAAACCGCGATCGGTCATCCACTTGATGATCTTGCCTGATGGCATTGGTTAGTCCTTATATGTGGAAAGGGTGGCCTGCCGCCGGGGCTCAGCAGCAGGCCGTTGGTAGCGTGGCCACTCACACCCACGCTACCTAGGTAGATGGCGCTTAGGCTTCGAAGCCACCGGTGACCAGAGACTCAGGACGATAGACCGCAAGGGCAAGACGCTCCTCGATCCGGGCCGTCGCCATATTGAGCTCAAAGTCTTTGTCGTTCTCTGTGCTGAGTTCGAACGTGACCTGCTGCCGATCGAAGATCTGCGCAGCCGTAGCCAGTGCGCCAACGAGGAACTGGCCTGCTGGCATCGCCGTGGTATCAACGATGGGCAGGCGCCAGATGCGGCCCTGTCCGCCCTCTACTGGGTCGACGATGATGTAGTTACCACCAGCATCCTTGGTGAGCTCAAGCTCGGCCAAGTCGTCCGGGTTCATGACAATGCCAGTCGCGGTGTACTCCGCGCGGCGAACCTGCTGGATGGCTCTGCGAATGGTGTCAACGCGAGTATCGCCTGTCTGGCGCAGGCTGTCGTCGAATTCGGTCGCCTGCGGGATAAGGCCAAGGATATTCTGGCCAGTGCCGCTACCAAAGAGCAGCTGCTGCTCCTCGACCAGCTTCAAGCCGGTTGTGCCGCGCAGATCCAGATAGGAGACCAACCCGACGACGTCATCAAGCATCTGCTTGGAGAGTTTGAAGAGGTGCGCAATGGTCCGAACCGATGCAGTCTTGAGGTCGAAGGTGATGTCCGAGTAGGGCTTCTGCGTAGTCTCGGCGACAGGTGCCGCGTTGTTGGTGAAGCCAGTTTCCTGCACGAATTCGATAGAGCCCGCAGTGGTCTTGCCTGGCGCAATGAGGTCGCGGACGGTGAGAACGCGCTGGGCGGGAGTGACAATGCCCGGGCGTCGATCGGCGGGGACCAGAGACGTGCCCTGAGAGCGACCAGTGCCGACGGTGGTGTTGCCAGAGGTAATGGCGGCAGATTCGACATAAGCGCGGCCGCGATTGGCGCCGCCATTGAGCTCCTTGAACGCAGGCGTGTTGACCAGAGCAGTTGCCAGGCTTTCGCCGGTGGCGAAGTTGTCGTTGGCGTGGCCGTCCATACGGGCGAAGCTCTTTTCAAGTCCGGAAATTCTCTCAGACAGGTCGGTTGTGGCGGTGTTGAAAGCAGAACCAAGCTGCTCGATTTTGGTAGCGATATTGTCAGTCATTCAGGTGTCCTTTTCGACATAGGAGAACGCGCCGAGGTAGGCCAGCATGTGCGGCAGATACGTTCGTGCGGGTTTGTCTGTGTTGGCGGCATTCCATGTGTCGATTTCGACGACGTGCCGCTTTGCTTGCCGGTATAGATCGCGATGCGCAGCGATCTGTTCGGCTGTTCGGTGCTTATGGGTGGTTGCTTCGAATACAGCGGCAACGGGGTTGGCTAAGACTTCGGCCTTCCTCGTTGCTACATCCTCTCGAATTTCTGCGAGCAGGCGCGTAACTTCAGACGTCAT